TACAACAGGATATGTACTTTCTCTGCCTTAGTTGCTGTTCTGGTGCGTCTCATCATTTCCTCAAGTGCAGTCTCATTGTGTATTTCAATGAACTTGTTAACACCTTTGTAAATCTGTTCTAACGCTTCTTTTTCCTTGTTACTAATCATTGTGTTCTGCATATTCAACACTCCTTATTATTTTATTTGAGTCAGATAGACTCACTCTCACGCACCAAGCACTAAAGTCTTGATACGCAAGGTCAACCTACCTACAAGTTGAGTGAAAAGAGTGTTTATATCAATATTTTGTAGTATGCGATTTAATAACCTCACCTTTGTAGTACACATCAGTGTGCAGGTGTCTTTCAAACTCACCTGTCTCTTCATTGAGGTCTTCCGTTGAATACTGTCTTATCTTAAAGGGAGTTGTAATTGCTCCCTCGTCTCTCTGGTGTATCTCAATAGTATGAGTACCATCTTTTCTAGCAGTTCCTCCTGCAAGTGGAGTCTTTCTGCCATCAATGTCTGCTTCGATATAAAAAGGTCTAACTGCCATAACACATTCCTCCTTTGGATAATCTTTCTCTTTCAAGGTCTCTCACCATAAAGGTTAAAAGTTGATTTACTGTGGACTCAAGCCTGTGGTCAGTAACAACTTCTGGTCTTCCTGTTAAGGAATTATTCACAACAGCACTCAAGCCATTGCGTGAATGTTCATGCGTCCAATCTTTCATATCATCAAATATGGTTTCTCTTGACATATACATTCCTCCTTGTCTTTCACTCACTCTAAACACTCTTTTGAACACCTTTAATGTTCATTCATACACACCACTGTGTGATGTGCATGGTCAACACTAAAGAATTGCCTTTACATATTGGTCATATAACTGAATAGCAATCTCATTCTCCACATCAAAGTCTTCTCTAATCATTCGCCTTATCTGCTGTGACAATCTTTTAAGTACAGTCCACTTGTGGTCTTGTATCATTTCAAGTGTGGTGATTGCTACCTCTCTTGAAATTCTACCTGCTTTGTAGTCTCTCTTGGTCTCTTGCTCTTGCTTATCCATGTAGCAGTATTCTTCAACAGTCTCATTCAACCGCTGATTTAAGTAAGTTTCCTTATCTACATAAGCAATTCCCATGACTAAATAACCTCTGTCTTTCATGGACGCAAGTTCTAAGCGTCTTTCCAGAAATCTGGTCAATGAGTCATCTGGCAGGAAGAACAGAGTTACCTTGTCCTCTGGGTTCTTTCTGTACATCTTGTAAATCATGTAGTTTCCTCTTGTCATGTTAAACACCTCTTCACTCTTATTTTTGAGTTTAGCACTCATTGGTACACCTCACCATGTGAGTGAGGTGCACTGTCAGTGTTAAACCTGTGGAACTAAACTGCTCTGTAAATCTGGTATTCAACACCTCTGGAAATTCTCAAGCCATCTTCTTCTGCAAAGTCTGTAGGAAGTACCATATACATTGCTTCGGTGTACATTGAAATCTGGTAGGACACCACATTGTCATCTGATACATAGATACAGGTTGCCAAGTCAAGGTCATTGTCGAACTTCTTAGGTGCAGGAAGCAGACCACTATAATAAGGGAACTGTCTCAAGTGTCTTGCAGTCCAATAGTAAGCAAACACAATTTCCTCATCACTTGCAAGTGCTTTGTGTAAGTCCTCAATGGTCTTAATGTCATGAGCCAATTCATACTTAACGTCACCAACTTCAAGTGTCTCTGGAAACATCTTTGCCATCTGTACTGTCTTCTGGTTTTCTGAACCCTCAAGAGCAGTAACACCATCTTTAGACTTCTTTTCGCTCTTCTTGCCTAAAGACTTCTTCGCTGACTTCTTAGCGTCAACCTTTTCTTCAACTTCTGCTGTCTCTGTCTCACCAGACTCTTCGGTAGCAGGTTCTTCTTCCATGGACTTCTGCTTCTTGCTAACACCTTTTGCTAACTTCTTAACACTGTTTTCTGCCACAGGCTCAACAGGTGCTAAAGGTGCTTCCTGTGCTAAAGCAGGTTCAATAACCTTGTCACCAAGCAAGCTGATTACGGACTTAACTAAATCCACAAGGTCTTTTCTGGTTACCTTGCTATCATCTGTCTTCGCCATCTTGTCAGCGTAAGCAATCTGGTCAAAGAGGTCTTTGTCCTTTGCTTTAACAGCTTTCGCATTTGCTCCTAAGAAAGATTTTAACTGTTCCTTTGTTGTCTTTGTAGTGATTTTAAACATATCAACTACCTCCTTAATATTTTATAGTGTGGATATGCCTATCCACTCACTGCACTTTTCAGTGCAGGAGTCCTGTGCTTTAGAAAACCCTGTGCTTTTAGGAAACTCTGTGATAATAGCCATCTGCTCTCTTCTCAAAGAAGCAATCTCCAAATTCTGAACACCAATCACTTTCAGTATTAAACACATAACAGAAAGCACAAGGATAACCACTGCCATAGTCTTCTTCAAACGGAGCAGGGAACTTCTCTTCCTCGTCTTCTGATGTGCTTGCCAACAGATAGGTGATACACTTCATACCATGTACTTTGTTACACACTAAATACTTGACCTCGTTGGTCTTGCTGTACTTCTGGATTGCATTCTCCAACAGGTCAACTAGCTTAGTGCTGTCTTTACCTATTGCTTCATAGATGTAAGAGGTCATCTGTTGCACCTCGTCATTGGTGCAGGTGACTACTTTACCCATCATTGCTAATTCACATCTTGTTGCCATTTCACTCTTGATTTTACTCATAATAAACACTCTCCTTTGCTTTGATAATCACTACCAAATGCAGTGAGTGCATAGGCATAAGTGGTGACACCTCTGTGTTAGCAGGTGTCACTCACACCTAAAATAATAAGAGTGTGAGTAGTGCGACTCTTCCTTGGTTCTTCGTTTGCTCATTTCGACCAATTTTAACATTTATAGCAGGTGGTGTTAATCACCAGACGGACAAGTCAACGTCTCTTTACTAAACGACTTCACCAATGTCTCTATGACTCTACTTCTTACTTACTCCACTTGGTCTTTGCTCTGGTGGTCTAACACGATACACAGGGCAGGTGTCCAAGTCTTGTGTTCATTTTCGATTTTCAAGGTGCTGTAGCAGGTCTCTGACCCCTGCTATGTAGGTCTGCAAGTCGTGCTTGCAAGTATAGATTAACACAGGCTAACAGCGTTTGCAAGTCGTTTTTTATGGTTTTATGTCGATTTGTGAAAACTATACAAAAACGCTGTAGTCTTTTTGTGCAATATGTCGAATGGTGTCTGGTCTGGTGTCGTTGCTGTCTGGCTGTGCTGTGTGCTGTGGTCTGGTGTGGCTCTGTAACATGCTGTAAGGCTCTTTTAAGGCGTTTTTATGGCTTTATGGTGTATAGTGGCTTGATAGTGTTAAAAGGGCTGTATGGGGCTTGTGGTGCGTCTGGCAGGGTGTCATGCTGTCGGCAGGGTGTCGGCTGTGTGGTGTCTCTGTCTCTGGTGTGGTGCTGTGGCTTGCTGTGTGGCTCTTCTGGTGTGCTGTGCGTGGTGCTGTGTCTCTGGTGCTGTCGTGCTGTCTGGTGTCGGTCTCTTCTCTGGTCTGGTCTTTAGTGTTGGCAGGTCTTACAAGGTTTATACACGAAAAAGACGAGTCCACACTAAAATGGCTCGTCTTCCTACTTTGCATATTCACACTATATCTATTAACCTAATGACAACTTCTTAACACCCAACTTTGCTTTTGGCTTCACCACTTTGTTTAAGGTCTTCACCTCACTCTTTTTAGGTGCTTCCATAACAGGTCTCTGTATTTTGGTCTTTGCCAGTCTTTTCTTGGTCTTGTTAATTGGTTTGCTTTCCCTCACCCACTCTTCTAAATCATGGTAAGCAAGGTCTTCCATGTCTTCTATCTGGTCTTTATAGAAGTCACCATATTCACTATACACAGCACTATATAACTCCCTCATTATTGGTGACACTCTAGGACACCTGCCCTCTGCTTTTTTCACTCTCTGGTCATGTGTTAAAGGAGTCCTGCCAAGATAAGTGGTCTCATAATAATCGTCGGAAGTAGTGTCCGATACATATTTAAAGTACTTCTTAGCACTTCCTTTATACTTAGTAATAATAGTATGGATTGCCTTAAGTGCTTTATTAAAATCACCTCCACATGACACACAGTGAAAGGTCATCTTATCCATCACCATATACCAATTCTCTGTTTCATCACTACTTGGGTCATAACCACCTACATAAGACACATCACCACTCACTCTATTCACGAAACTTGGTTCAAGTCCTTTTCTATATTGTCCTTTTATTATGAAGAAAAGACCTCGCATAGAGTCGCCATTATGTGTAATAGATAGAGGGGGAGTAATAACCTGCTTTTTAGTAGTCTCCTTTGTAGGTGTTGCTTCCACCTTTTTGGTCTTTTTTAGTATCATATCTATTATCTCCTTTCAGTGTTCTCAATCACTATATACATTATATCACAACACCTAAACACTTGCAAATACGAGTGTTAGTGCACCACACCACCTCCACTTGGTGTTCGATTTTCTCCTTTGTGTCTCCAACCGTCCTAGGTGACAGTACTAAATGGTACTAAAACAGAGTGGTGTTTAACAACCTCATATCTCTATCTATCTTATTATATGCTATTATTACTATATCTATTCATTCTATTAAGCGTCCATTAACTTTTGCCCGCAAATTTTTCGGCTCGTTTAGTTGGTAAAAGTTTATCCAAATTGACTTCTGGAATACTAAAGACTTCCTGTAGTGTCATTGGTTCTTCTCTATTATATTCATTATATCCTTTAGGTTCTGTTAGTGTTTCAATTATTACTCTTACTTCCACTTCTCTTGTGAAAATATCTTCGTGCATCCAGATTTCTTTTAACACATAGTCAAAGTCAAACTTATCATTATGAAACACTACCTCATTATTTATTAAACTTCTTATATAACCATTCACATCTAACTCGGCTTTAATGTCTCTCATTTCCCACCATGGTATTTTGGTTCTTACTTGTATTTTCATTCTTCTCTTTCACCCACTTTGCACAACTTTCTCTCACAGGACATTTTACACACTCCAACACTTTCTTTTTCTTAGCTTTTTGTGCTTCTAGGTCTAACACCTGCACAAGACATAACTGTATCACTCTTTCACCCCACAATCTTTTCACGTTTCAACACCTCTTCTAAAACAGTAATAAAATCTTGCTGTGAAAATCTGCCTGTGTATATGTCACAATTCTTATTCTTGTATAAGTAATACAAAGGTCTTCCACTACTCTTATGGTGTATGTAATATTCTGTTCCCACAATCTGATACACTTCTACTTCATAAGTTCCGTCATTGTAGAAACTTCTTCCACCATAGTGTTTTGCTATATAGTACTTGTCATATTTTAACTCAAGACCTAAAGACTCTAAATACTTTCTTATCTTATTCACTTCTATTCACCTCCATAAATATTAAAAGGACGCACAACTTTCATGCACGTCCTCTTTTCTTATTCTTCTTTCTGTACACACGCTTGTTGTGATAACCACAGTAAGGACACTGAATGAACTCTTTGTCATCTTTCTTCACAATTCGTCCTCTGTGAAACTCATTTCCACATTGCTCACACATAATCACTGTTCTAGTCCTCCTTTTCAACATTTTCTCTCGAACTGCAAGTCAATCTTATATTCACCAGAGTAATACACTTCAATGTACTGACCCTCTTTAACAGCTTGCTCTGCATAATAGTCACCTCTATTTAAGTGAGATAACACTCTCTTAATAGTGGTACTTCTGCTTGCTCTTTCGTCAAAAGCAATATATCCTGTGTCAAGGTTAATTAAAGAGCAATAACCTTGTGTAGCTTCTTTTGCTTTCTCTGTGGTAACACCTCTGTTATACCTAAATGAAGTGACTAAATAAGCTCCAAGAACGTCTCCGAGTCTGTTTCTATGTATAACGAGACTACCATTAGTAAGACTGATTTTAGCTTCGTGGTCAATACCACATTTCTGATTGTTGATTGTTACATTCTGCATTACTGCTACCTCGCTTTCTGCGTTTATTTTATGGTTATATTATAAATGAGGACACTTGATTAGTCAAATGCCCTCACTATGTTAATCACACCACAGCACTATTCTATTTTCTGCTAAAGACTTCTTCACGTCTATAACATTCTGGTTACTACTTCCTCTCCACTTGAGTTGCAGGTCTCTAAGGTCTTTCTTGTACTCCCCATCTACAAGAACATCAACAAAGTTCATGACAATCTGCTTTCTCACATAAGGAAGTGTGCCCTCTTCATAATCTCTCATGATGGTCTCATAGGTGTACCCTGTGTACAACCAAATGGTCTTGTCTGGAAACTTCTCTTTAATCTCTACACAAAGGTTATGCACCTCTACAAGATTTGTGGCAAAGAAAGGGTCACCACCAGAGAATGTGATACCACTAATGTAATCTTTGCTCAATTCATTAAATAGTTCTTCTTTGTCTTCTTCTCTAAATGGAATACCACTTCTCTTATCCCATGTCTGTGGGTTCTGGCACTCTGGACAATGGTGTGTACAACCACTCAAAAAGAGTGTTACTCTCAATCCATCACCATTGTTCTGGTCATCTTTCTTAATGTCATGATAATGCAACATTTACTCTTTCCTCCATCTTCTAAATTCGTCTGTGTCTGGGTAATAAACTCCTATTGGAATTATAGGTGCTACTTGCAAATCAAAGCCTATGTAGCTTTCAACTTCACTGCCATTGTATAGGTCTTTGTATGTAACAGCACATTGTGTATAAGCAACCTCATCTTTAAGCAAATAAATGAGGTACACTTCATTAGTATTCATTAACCTATTATCTAAGTATGGGAGAAGACCTAAATAGGTCATTGTCTCTTCATCTTTCACAAGCATAACCTTGGTTCTGTGGTCTATAGATACATTCAGAAAATGTTCGGACTTGTGGAGTCCTTTGATAACTGCACTAAAGTCATTGTATATCTCATGCACCACTTCTCTATTGAGTCTTCTACCCACATACTTTTCTTGTACTTTATTCAATATTGCTGTCAATCTTTCTGGTTGCATTTTGGTCTCCTACATCATAAGGTCTTTTAATGTGAGGTGGTCAAGGTATTTCTTCAATTCACCTACTGCGAAATTATAATAGTAATGCAACATTGGCTCTGAAATATTGTCCGGCTTAATGTTTGCACCTAACAAACTCTTATGTCTCAAAGTCTTCAAGATATTCACATTGTAAGTGGTTGTAGTGTACTCCACTTCTTTCAAAGGTTCATCTGGATTAAAAGGTTTTACTTCTGGGTCAAGAACAGCAACCTTAAATACAGGTAACTCACTCACAGAATACCACTTGTCGGTCTTTAAGTGAATGTCCTCTAAATGGGTCTCGGAAAACAATCTGGACTCATCATGGTTCTTCATGTAAAGAGTGATTTTCTTCTGTCCGTCTTTCTCTCTGTAAAAGTAATCCATATCAATGTTATTCTCTAAAAGCAGGGTCATGATAGCAATACCACTAAAGTTACTTGACTGCACTGTCTGTGCTAAAATCTGGTGGGGCAATGGAAGCACCTGCACCGACATATCTCTGTAACTGTATCTCTTTAAATAACCTAATTTATATAATATATAATTAGATAAATATTTAATTCGTTCTCTAAGTGCCTTGCACCAGAGAACAGTAATCATCTTCACCTGCTTCAATCTTCTAAATCGAATTGGTCTTGTCATGTTATGAAACTTTGCTTTCTCACTCACAAGTGGTCACCTCTTTCTTAAGATTTACATTGACATTTACATTAGCACTGCCACTTCTTTCTTTTGGCACTTTAATGTCACACCAATGTTTTGCACTTAAATTGTGGTTTGGGTCTTTCATAATCTCCGAAATTGATACTGTACAACTCTGCATGATATTCACCTCTCTAAAATAAAATAATAGCTGACACTGTACATTTTAGCACACTGTCAGCTATTCATCAAATCACCTTAATTTACGACATTTCCATCATTTGGGTCATCAGTACTGTCTTTTCCCATGTCACCAAAAATCTTCTCAAGAATACCACCTCTTTGTGGATTAGACACTTGAGTGGTCATTTCTTGTGTACCATCTGCTCTCATGATTTTAGTCTGTCGAATAACTTCTTGGCTTCCTGTCTCATACATTCTTTGTAACTGTGCCATATAACCCCATGTCTGGTTCATCATGTTAGTTACATTAGGGTCTGGGAGACCTCCCTCCATGATTTCAGTAATCATACCTCTTTGTAATCTTTGCATTGAGAAGTCAGCTATACCTTGCATTGCTTGAATAATATCACTCATATCTCTGGTGTTAAAACGCTCAAACATTTTATTGTAGGCACAAGCATAACCTGCTTTATACTCTGGACACTTCTGTGCATTGATACAGCTATCACAAGCCATCTTAGGGTACTTAGCACTATATAATCTCTTAGGTTTTAACACTTGCTTCTGACCTTTGATAAATCGTCCTTGTGCGTCTCTGACAGGTTCAATACCCTCTTCTCTAAATATCTCATCATCAAGGTCTGAAATCTCTGGTGCATAACTTCCATCAACAGGTGCAGGAAGATATTTGAGCATAGTGTTTTGTAAATCCATTTCAGTCACATCTGTTGTCTCATATTCTTCGTCTGTAATATAGTCATCACGTTCTTTCACCATTCGGTCAAAATTTGTGCCAAGGACAAGAAGTTTATCATTCTTACCTAAAAGAACTTCGGTGTAGAAGTGTTTAAGGTCTGCAATTCTTTCCTCATCATCAGCTACAATTCTGTTCACCCACATATCATGAAGACTTTTGATAAGTTCTGGCTTATAAATGTCCTCAATGATTGGTTGGTACTCATCATCTTCCCAATTCATGAAAATGGTGAGGTCAATGATACAGTTAATAGCTGTCATCTTGTCCTCTGTGGAAATGTTAAAGGATTTTGCATAGTCCTCCCAATCTAGTTCATTACTTGCATTTTCAATCCACAGAATACTTGGGTATTTAATGGAGTCAAGGTCTGTTTCACTTCTCTCAACACTATCTGGTCTTAGCCAATACATACGAGATTTTAGCTTCTCCTGCACAAATTCTTCGGCTTCAATAAAAGCATGAACATTAACTCTTACCATTTCTTCTTTGTCTTCATCAAGGAGTTTTTGTTCATCAAATCCCTTTGCAACAACTTGTGGTAACATAGCACCTTTCCACTTATCTTTCTTGAGCCGAGACATTTTCTTTCCTGTCCAGAAATTGATTTCACCATACTGCAATCCAACAAGCCATGTAGTAGAGTCAACTGTGTAGAATGGTAACTTGGTTAAAAGTGCTGTCTGTGTCATTCCCATACCATGAACTAAACTCTTGTATTTTTCTGCAACTTTTAGTTTTTCAAAACACCACTTTAATGTATCAGAACTACCTCCTGTAACTAAAGATACTCCAACATAGGGGTATCTCTGACAATATTGTTCCCATGAAAGTTTTGGTGCTTCTTCATGGTATATGAAACACACAGGAATGCCTGTCTCTAACATAAAAGGTTCAAAGTATTTCTCATTCCAAATCTGGACTTGCTCACCACCAACAAGAATTTCAAGGTCAAGGTTAGCAATAGCAAATATTATATCACTATTTTTTCTAGCCCATTTAAGATAACCCTCAATGTGTTTCTCCCACTGCTCAATAGTGTAATCTTCATAGTTAATATCATTCATATATGTGTATGCACCAGAGTCAACAAAGAACTTTACTCCAATTTCTTTATATCTTTGAGTACTAAGGTGCTTTCTCTGTACATAGTGGTAAGAAATAAGAAAATTTCTAATACCCATGTCATACAGAATATTAAAATTCTTTTCATCTTCTACACCAGAAAACATCATACTAAAAGGTCTTTGTAAGTCCATAACTTCTCTAAGGTTAGAATACTTTGGCTTCTGTTGGTCTTCTTTGCTCTTATTTTGACTAAATAAGGACTTTTTCTTAATAGGTTGGGTGTTTGGCTGTTCTGCCACTTTATTCATCTTTTTCAGCTTCATAGCAGGTCACCTCACATTCTCTCTTTGAACTCTTTGTAAGAGTCTTCAAATCCCTTATTCACTCTTTTGTAATTTGTGTGAGTACTACAATTACTTTCAGCACCTCTACACTTTACACACTGATGTGTAGCTTCTACCTCTACAAAGATTGCGTGTGGTTCTAAAAGGTCATATAAGTACTCCCCAATCTCTTGTGTCAACTGCTCCTGCAACTGTGGCTTCTTGCTAAAATACTTCACTACTCTTGGCACTTTAGAAAGACCAATAACTTTATCACTAGGAACATATCCCACAGTAACTTTTCCAGAGAAAGGCAACCAATGGTGTTCACAGATAGAGTCAAACTCAATGTCTCTTATGATAACCATATCATTGTCATATTCATTTGGGAAAGTTTTCATGCGTGAATTTAATTCCTCAATGTTGTTATTATTTCTGTTGGCAAAAAGTTCATTACAGTACATCTTTGCCACTCTAAGAGGTGTTCCTTTATTACTCTCTGTAATAGGAATACCCAAAATTTTCATAATGGCTTCAATATGTTCTTTAATCTCTTCTACCTTGTTATCAATCATTGATAAATACCTCCTTGATTTCATTGTAATTAAGATTATACCTCAAAAAAAGCACTAGGTCAATCATGAGACTTTCCTAGTGCTTAAGATTAAAACTGCTCAAGGTGCTCCACACACTTGCACATTTCATCAAATTGTGGCTTCAAGTGTGGTGGTGTCCATGGTGAAGAAAAGCAGATAAAGATTAAATCGAACTCTCCTTGTACTTCATCAATATCTGTAGTTGTGGTATAAGGGAACTCTCCTGTCAATGCTTCTGTGTCACTGTCTTCTCTCATCACCCACTTAATATCTGCGTCTGGTTTAAGGTCTGCAAGGAAACGCAACCAATTACCACAGTCAAGGGTGTTACCACCTGTGATGTACATATCATGGTGAAAGTCAATATTGATAATCTCTAAATCCTCATCTGGCTTCACATTGTCAAAGAACTGTGCAATCTCTCTATGGCTGTCAGCAATTAAAATCTTCCCTGCTTGTCTGCTCTTTAAGAAGTCACACATCTTGTCGTAGTTTGCAATCACACCTAAGTCTCTGATATTGTCGTGGAAGTCATATCTACTGTTCCAGATAAATTGAGTCAAGGCAGGTGAGAAGTTATCATGACCATCTGGGAAACACATTACTCTTGTGTTCATGTCAGTGTCAATAAAGTAGTCAAAGTCAATACTTAGTATTCTCATTTTGTACCTCCAAATATTTAATTATGCAAGTATTATTATAGCACTTATATCTATAAAACACAAAACACCACAGATGACTAATCATCTGTGGTGCTTGCTACTTTTTGGAGTTAAGGTTTCAACTATCGTCCATTAGGTCTTACGTTGTTTACACGTCTCCCATTGATAGCTTCGATACGACCAAATACAGAAGTACCTGCTCTACGCATAACCTGACCCTCGGTCTCACCTGCTCTACGTCTAGCTCTAGGGTTCTGTCCTACAGTCTCACGACTACCACCCTCAGCGTATGCTTTCATCATGGCAATGTCCTCCTTTCATATTTTGCAAGAGTTCATAGAACACTAGGGAATATGAAAAAACCTATGTGTTAATCCAATTATCTTGCGTTAAGGATAATATACCATACATTGTTATGGTTTTCAAGAGGTTTTAATATAAAAATGAACATTTTTTACATTCTTCACCACACATTTTAGAATTACAGGTGGTTGTAATTTCATTTTTACCCTTTTTGATAAGATATTCTAAACTATGGTCTCTTATGTTTCCAACAGACAGTTGGTCATAGTTTTCACTAGACACTTCGGACGCACAACCTAGTAAATAACCATCTGGTGTTACAGTAACTTGATTTGCATATCTGCTACAACAGTCCTCAAGGAAAAGGACAAAATTATCTAACACATAGTAGTTAAAGGTAAAGTCCAATACATCTAACATGGAAGATATTTCATTATCTTCGCCTTCAAACAGAACACTTTCATATTCTATTCCGATATTGAATGAGAAATTCACATCAGTGAATTTCTTTGCAGTGTCTAACACCTGCTTGTAAACTTCAATCAAATTCTCTTTAGAGAGAAGAGGAAGAAATTCTGCATTACCTATACTTCTGATAGTCCTAATGTAGAAAGACTTTACACACGAATATCTCCAAACTAGATAAGATATAATACTTGACACCTTATCATAATTGTTGCTGTGCAGGTCAATAAATATTTCAACATCAATTCCTAATTTATCACATACAGTAAGTGCTTTATCTGTTACTCCTTGAACACTTCTAACTCCATTAGTCAGCATAACATCATCAACACTCAAATAAAACTTCTTTAACCCACATTCCTTTAACTCTTTTGCATACTTAGGAATGGTAATTCCATTAGTAACAATGTCAAAAGTGATAGAAAGATTATCTTCTTTTATCTTGTGTGCATACCACAGAATATCATCATTAAACATTGGCTCTTTCCCAGAGAAGTGAATGTTTGATACTCCTAACTTTTCAGCTTGGAGAATAACATTATATAATTCTTCTTTAGACAGTACAGGTGACTTAGTTTCTTCAAATCCATAGAAACAGTGTTTACACCTCAACTGACACAAATTGTTTATAAGAAGTCTTACTTCTTCAATTTTTTGATTAGCAAGAAGACTAATAAAAACAGGGTTATTATAGTCATAACCACTCTTAACTAATGCTTTATGATGATGGTCAACTTTCAGAATACCCTCAATATATTCAAGGTCTTGACAGTCGGCACACTTACCACAAGGCTTTCCATTTACAGGAGTATCACAACTAAAATAATCTCCAATTTCTACCCCACATTTGTTTGCAAAATAGATAAGGTTTTCTTTTTCAAAAGTGGAAAAAGGTCTTACCACCTCAATGTTAGTGAGTGGAATAGAGAAGCTGTTTATACCATCAAAGAACTTGTCACTTGTATCTGTATATCCATGACTATTTAGAGTAGCAAGATACACTTTGTCTGCCCCAATAGCTTCTGCATAGGAAAGTGCGTAAGACAAGAAGATTAAGTTCCTATACTCTAAATACTGCTTGTCATACACATTTGAGTCTTTTGTATAGAACTCTCTGGAAGTCCAATCAATTTTTGGCAGTGTAATTACTTTATGTGTAGCACCAACTTCTTGACTCACTTTATAAGCACACTCACACTGCTGTTGTTCATTATTTTCTCCATAACAGAAATGCAAAGAATAGATTTCATCTTCCGTTTGGGTCATGTGTAAATACTTCATAAGTACTACACTATCAAAACCACCGCTGTTTAATACTACGATTTTTGACATAATAAATCCTCCTATAAATAAATGGACAGGTGCTATTAGTATAACACCTGTCTCTATTGTATCATATTTCTTACAATCTGCCAATCGTTGCAGGGTTATCACGTCTTGGCTTAAATTGAGGTGTAACAGTAGTGTTAGGAACTGCCTGTTGGAAGCCTCTCTGTGCTGTATTGCTAGGCACTTCATTCTTCGGTACTTTAGGTAACTTCATACCTGCGACTTTTGCAATGCTTTCAGCCTGCTTAATCTCTTCGGAAGCAATCTCTTTAGCACCAATGATTGCACCTTGGTATCTCTCTTTGTCTGCCTTAATCTGCTCTGCCTGTGCTAACACCCTAGCGTCGTCTCGCTGTCTCCACTTCTTTTCATCTTCTGACATTTTTGCATAATAACTCATGGTTTATACCTCTCTTTCTTTGTAAGAAAATTCTCCAAACAACTCATCTTCCCAGAGTTGTCTCTGTTTAACTGCTTCTTCAAGTGTCTTGAAGTCCTTTGTTCTTCTTATGTCTTTACACTTAATATAAGCATTAAAAGAACCATTGTGTCTAATACGAACACCTTTAGGAAGAGGTCTATCTTCATTAGGTTTCATATTACAAGAATTTTGAGACTTAGTACATTTCCTTAATTGTGCTTTTCTGTTATCATCTTTGTTATGAAATTTATGGTCTACCACATCTGAATTAGTTGCTCTCATCACTACTCTATGTAACTGTTTGTGTGGTCTACTAATACACCAATATCCATCTGCATTTTTAGTCCAAGTTCGATTAAAGGATTTCAATAATGGAATGTCCTCTACATCTACTAAAGCAAAAATGGAGTGGTCTTTGCTCCACATTTTTGCATGGTCTTCATCAAACACTTCAAATTCATTGAAGCAACCTTTTGAGCAACCACAGTGTGTCTTTCCGTTTAACTCATGAGAGGTTGCATAAAAATAATTCCCACATAATCTACAATAACACTTATGTACTTTTGTGCCAAACTCTTTCTTTTCAATACTGACAACATCATAGTGTAAATATCTGTTTTGCATAACATTTACCTCCTTAACACTATTATAGCATAAAGAGGTAAATGACGCAAGCAATTTTTACATTAGCAAATTATCTCACACCGATTAGTTTATGGATTTGCAACTGAACCCTTACATTAAGTCTATCTTCAATAATCCAATCTACTAATTCACTCCCAATGACTGCTTTCTGGTTCTGGTCAAACATAGGACTGACTAAAATAGAAGCCTGTGTTGGGTATTTCTGTAACACTTTCTTCATGTAGTCATAGTCTTCTCTGCTACCAATAACAAACTTCACCTCGTCATTGTTCTGTAACTTAAGCAGATTATCAAAGAGGTTCTTTTCAGAAACCCCACTGCTAGGACATTTAATGTCCATCACATACTTAAAACTGCGTCTGTACCCAAGGTCTTCAATAGGAACACACCCACTTGTCTCAATGGACACTTTATAACCCATGTGCATGAGTTCCCATGTAAGAGGAATGACTTCTTTGTGAATAAGTGGCTCACCACCTGTAATACACACATATTTCACACCCTTAAACTTGAGTACTTTATTGACAATGTTCTCAACCGAAATTCTCTTCTTTTGGTCTGGCTTCTGTGGTTGGTCACAGTATGAACACCCTACAGGACACCCAAAAAGACGGACAAAGACACAGGGAAGTCCACTGTCTGAACTCTCTCCCTGTATGCTACAGAATATTTCATCATAGTACATCATTTTCTTCGTCCACCTTTCTTTCTCAAACACTTGAGGTAATACTTTCGGTTGTATTTCTTGCTGTAACGATATTTTCCACCACCAAGGTGTTCAACATCATAATACTCACCTGTAATCTCATAATCAAAATACTTGTAGAAAAGTGCTTTTAATTTCTTTAACATGGTAACACCTCCTAAGTGGCAGGTTTCATAACAGGTTGCATAACAGGTTGGTCTGCATACTTAAGAAGTCTTTCTAAAGTACTTACTCTGTCAAGAAGACTGTCCATGACAGGGTTAAACTCTGCATAGCTTGTAGATGTCTCCCATAACTTGCAGGACACTAAGTACTTGTCCTTAGGTAATTTAGAGATAATATCTACTCCAATCTGCTTCACCATGATTTCTGCTGTTGGATTAGGGAAGTAGTCATTAAGAAAAGCATGGTCATACCTATCCACTGCTACTTCATTCACGATTTTCTTGAGGTCTTTGAAGTCTAAAATCATGCCACACTTAGGGTCAGAAGTGCTTGTCTCAATACTACCACCTACAGTCACTTCTAATTTGTAAGAATGACCATGGAGATTGTGACAAGCACCATCATAGTGTGGCAGATTATGACACGCTTCAAAACCAAATACTTTTGTTACTGTAATCATAATCTGCTACCTCCTTATTGGACTACAATTCTTGCGACCATTACTGTACGCTTCTCACCTTTAATATCTACTTCATCATATCCCGGCTTGATAGTTAAATCAAGACCTCTTGAAGCAAAGATACTTCTGGCTGTTGCTACTGCCTTATACATCTGGTTTACACTGCTTGCTCCGATTGCACGAAGTTCAATGTTTCTCTCACCATCATCATAGGCTTTCACAATGCTACCTGCTGTTTCTCTGGTTGGTGAACTACCACTAACCATTAACTGCTTTACACTTTCGTTGCTCATGATACTGCTACCTCTCTTTCACGATTTTTACATTGATTTTCTTTCTGCGATTTCTGCCATCTTAGCTGAATTGAGACGAGTATCACCTTTCACTCTGGAATAACTCAAGTAACCATTCATTCTGTCAATCTTAGTTAAATTAGTGCTTCCACACTTAGGGCAAACGTCCATTTCTAACTCTTCATATCCACAGTCATCACAATATGCGAGGGAAAGATTAACACCCTCATAGAACCCCATTTTCATGGCTCTTAACACAAGTGTCTTTACTGCTTCTCTGTTATAGTTTAATGGGTATCTAACATACTGTATTTTACCACCATTTGCTAAATCCCAAAATCTCTTCTCTTTGTCTTGCTTCTCAATCGGTGACATATCCTCTGTCACATGACAGTGGAAACTGTTACTTACATAAGGTCTGTCAGAAACGTGTTCGATAGTACCAAACTCTTTTCTGAACTGCTCGATTTGGAGACCACAGAGATTTTCAGCAGGAGTTCCATAGATAGCATACAAATGACCATCTTCTTTTTTGAACTCACTAATCTTGTTGTTTATATATTGTAACACCTCTAACGCAAATTGTCCATCTTCTCTTATGGACTTTTTGTTATAAAGTTCTTGGAGTTCATTCAAAGCAGTGAAACCAAAAGAAGCTGTGGCACTCTTTAAGAGTGGTTTAATCTTCTCATTAGGCTTTAAATGACCACCATAGAAACCTCCCTCACAGTACATGACAGGATTGATACTTGCTTTCATTTCACCTAAATAATCATAGGTTCGGCAATGAATTTGACGTATCATTTCAAGGTAGTAATCTAAGACCTCATAGAAGTCTCTGTTCTCTCTTCTGGCTTTTGCTAAAATCATAGGCAGGTGTAAAGACACAGCACCTATATTAAATCGTCCTACAAATACAGGAACGTCATTCTCATCAGCAGGTTCAAAACCTCCACGCTCAAAGTAAGGTGATAAGAACGCACGACAACCCATAGGACTGATAACTTTCTTATACTTCTTGTACATACTTGCTACATAACCATCACCTGTTAAAGACAAGTAATCTGGGTACATAGTCTTACAGCTACAGTCAATTCCTGCTTCAAACACATCATGAAGAGGTTTACCCTCACCATGCAAGTCTTCATCATACAGGAACACTAATTTAGGGAATAACACAGGCTTCTTATTACCTTTCTTACCTTGACCTGCTTTATGCACTTCAAGGAATGTAAGTGAAGCCATCTTTTCAAACACTTTTGTTCCAAGTCCGAAAGTCATGGTGATAAAAGGATAATCACCTCTGGAAGACCCTACAGTGTTGAGTTTATACTCAATACCTTGGAAACCTTGCTCATAGTCTCTCTTGACTTTCTTCATAGCTTTTCGGTCAGCTAAAAGGTCAATGATAGGCTTGAACAGTCCTTTAATGAATGTAATGTGCAACTCTTGAAGAAGCTCCATAGCGTCTTCTTGATACTCCTGCACATATCTGTCATAACTCTTCTGTGCGTAAGGTGCTAATACTTTATCAACCTCTGGCACAGTGAAACCTCCATACTGCTGTGAAGCACTTGACAGAATAATGTCACCCATAACGTCAAATGCAGTATCAAGGCTGTTAGGTTCATTATACCAGATGTTACCCATTTCAAATCCACCACTCATAATTGTGGACATATCACATAAGCAACAATTCATAGTGTCCAATCTGGCACTCTGGTCATGAACATAGATGTAACCCTCTTTACAGGCTTGCAACTCATCTTTGGTCATAAAGAACTTCCTGTAGAGTCTCTTATTTAATTCATTAAACACTAAACACCTCTTAGTGGCTACAAGAGCACTGTCTGTGTTACTGTTCTCTTTATCACCGATAAATCGAATACTTTGAGACGCTTCAAACACTTTGTCCATCATGTGTACAAACTCTTGCTTGTAGTTTCTGTAGTCTCTGTAACTCTTTGCAACCTTTGGGTCAAACTCTTCAAGAGCACCCTCTACTAAATTGTGCATGGTCTGAATACTTACTTTCTCTTCTCCGATTTCAGCAAGTTTCTGTTCTACAAAAGACACCACGTTGTTCTTATCATCTTCTGTGAGTTCAACCATCATTCTCTTTGCTGACTTACTAATGGCTGTCTTAATTTTCTCTGGATTGTAAGGGTCAAGAGTTCCATCTTTCTTAACGATTATATACATTCTCTACTTTCCTCCTTTGGTTTATAACTCTACACACTAGGTTCTTAGAAGATACATAACCATAATATCTACTGTCATAGCTGTGTTCTGGATTATCACCTAAACAGAAAAAGAACCGCTTTCCGTCTCTCTTCTCAATATGGTCAATCCTTTTAATCACTATTCGATTTTCTGTTGGACTTCGATAGATGATAACATCACCTTTTTTCAGCTTGGATTTGCGGTAGATTTTTGAACCAAAGATAATCTCTTCATCAAGATATGTTGGGTACATACTGTCACCACACACTTGAATTACAGGAAATAAGTGATACACTAGCAACCCCACAATAACTAACACAATAATAATCTTCAATAACATCATTTTTTAAATACCCTCTTTCCTACGATTTTGTCTTTTTCTACAAGGCTAAAGAAGTCTTCAAGAGACAAACACACATAGTCCTTTGAAGAATTATGTTGGTGGAAGATAACCACAGGTGTTCTGTCTTCTGGACAATCTTCTTCGGCTTGAGCAATCCACTTAGGCATAGACCACTGCTTCTGATTTTTGCACTCAATATGTAAGAGTAACATTTGCTTGGTATCTACTATGGTAATGTCACCTCTAAAGTCATCTGCTTTCTCTGACTTCTTGGCAAAACCACCAGATTGAGGTGTTCTCTTAAGTTCTACTCCATATCTGGCTTGGAACTTTTTAGCAATGTCTCTCTCATACTGACCACCTTTTCTTTTAGCGTTCTTACCCTGTCTGACAAGTTTTTCTTTTTGGTTTTTCTTCTCTTCACCTGTTGTAGTTGCTTTCAGTTTCATGATAATTACCTCCTATACTGCTATAATAATTTCCACAAGTGGTATTTCATATTATAGCCTTAAAGTTCAGATTAGTCAATTAAGAAAAGGGCAAGACTTTTTATCGTCTCGCCCCAGATATTGTAGTTAGTGCTTATTCACAATACTCTCTATAGATTTTATCCCAATCATTGGCAACAGACTCCATAACTTCTTTTTCACTAGCAACTAAATCTCTGACTCTCTTTACTTCATCAATATCCCAAAACTCTGTGACATTGTTTGTAATAAGGTCATGGATAACTTTAGGCTCTAAAGCGTCTAACTCCCAACTCTCATCACCAAATCTCTGGATATAACTTCCACATCTGCTGTCTGTCAGCTTTGCAGGGTTTGGAGGTGGTGCAAACTCTTCAATCTGCTCCATGTTTAATGCAATTCTTCTAAAGTTGAACATGAATGTATCAACTCCAAAAAGTACAAGTCTTTCTTCAATATCACGACTCATATCAATACCACTAGGGTCATGGTCTCCTAAATGAATAAGGACAACATCTTTCCCTGCTTCTTGCTTACGTTTAAATCTTTGAGCCGCAGACCACATTTCAGACTGTGATACATAACCTCTGCAACAGAAGTATGGAACATCTAACTCATTGGCTACACGTCCTACTACATTGGCAAGTGCTTCTTTCTCTACCCACACTTCAACATAATACTCTTGGTTCTCCCAAATGTCTTTTCTGTACTGTTCGGAAGCACTCTCAATGATACTTTTAGGACTATCCCAATGTGCTAACTTATGTAAGTTTCTGGTTCTGTCTTCGATTGAATACCAATCAATAAGACCTGCTAAACGTGCGTCATTGATAAGGTTACCTGTGTTCTTATAGCTTCTTTCGTTGTTCGGGATAATACCTCTTGCAACTAACTGATAATAACACTGACGGAGTGTAAGAGAATATCCCTGTAACTCATACTCATCAATTACATTATTGATTTTGTCAATAAGTGCAAGACTCTCACTCCGAAAATTCTTTTCTACATAACATATTTTTGGCATAACTATTCCCTCCTATGGGGGATGAGACATTTAACTCACCCCATTTGCAATTTTATCTGTAATATCAATGTAAAGGTCATTAAGTCGGTCATACATCTTATGTATCTCATCTGGAACATAATCACCATCACGTTCAATATCATGCTGTACATAATCAAGATACCATCTGGCTTTCTTAATGTCTTCTTCACCATTCTTGTTCTTGTATCTCCACAGATACTTAAAGGCATTACACAGGCAGAAGTCATACACTGCTTTAGCACCAAATGTAACTCTCATACATTCAATACACTCTAAAGAAGTGCTTCCTGCATAGTGCTGTGGATTGTTTACATTATCGTGTGGTTTACTCATGGCTTACACCTCCTTGAGATAAGTAATTATAGCACCACCATCAATCTGCACTCTAAGACTGTCTTTAGTCTCTTCAACCAATCTTGCTTTAGTGGTGTCCACTGCATACTTCTTTTCAAGAAATTCTCTTTGATTTCTAGTAAGTTTCTTAGTCTGCTTCATTACTGCACTCTACCTCCACTTAAAGTCTTCAATTCTTCATACCATGGTGTCATGACTTCTTTCATCTGTGGGTGTGGTGCTCCTGTTGTACCCTTACTTCTAAGGTTCACAATATGTTGCCACTCTGTCTCATTGCAGGTCATGATGATTTCGGTCTTTAAAGAGTTAGGCAGAACACTTCTTGCTTCCTGTGCTGTACCACCATCAGCAATAATTCTGTTGTAACTCTCTTCTGCTACTTCACAAGCGTGTCTCCATGCACCATATCTCTCACTCCAATTTTCAGTGGTCACTCTCTCACCATCTGGCATGAAGAAGAAGGGTTCAATGACAGTGATTTCACCATCAAACTTGCCATGTGTGTAGTTGCAGTAACGTGTGGACTCCTGTGCAAAGGAAACAGGTCTGTGTCTCACAAGTTCATGAGAAACACCTCTGTCACACACAAAGAGAACAGTATGTGTCTTGTGCTTCATAAGTTCACCATTTACCCAACTTGGTACTCCCTCACAAATATGGCAGTGCATTTCATCAATAAATTCATCTTCATCTTTATACACCTTAAAATGTTTTGTTACTCTGTAAGAAAGCTGATAAGGGGAAATCTCCGGATAAGCATTACCAATAGCTGATAACATTTCATCAACTAAAGTAGGTAAGACACTTTCATAACAGTATGCACCCTCATTCATCAATTCAAAGAAAGTTCTAAGAGGTGCAGAGATAAAAGTAGTGCCATAGTAGGTAGTCATTTTAAGATAACCTAATAACTCTCTAATTCTGATATTGTAGTCCTCAAACTCTCTAAATGCTTTGAGTAATTCAGCATTATCTACATAACACAAAAGGTGAACCCAATGGTGTTCAATCATAGCATAATGCTGTCTCTGGCAAAGACCTTTAACAAACTTCACTGCACTGTCTTCTGTAATCTTGTCTTCGGACTTGTAGCAGGTTCTTCCAATCTTTTCTACAAACTGATAAGGTGTAAGACCTTTCTTGGAAATGTGGGTGTGACTTGGCTTAATAATCTTCATGGTAAGTTCCTCCTTAATATTCAAGATTGGAGAGTGCTTCATCAATAGCGTCTCCATACTTCTCTTCTGTAAGTTCTGACTTCTTCTCGTCAAACTCTTCTTGGTATTCCTCTTCGGACTCCCATTCTTTCTCTTCTGCGTCTGGGTCATACTCACCCATTTCAGACTCAACTTCACCCTCGGCTTCATTCTCACAGTCTTCCCATGAAATGTTATTGAGTCCATCAATAGTAGCGTCTAAAGAGTCAATTCTCTCCTGCAACATTGTACCTGTGTCACCATACTGCAAGTTCTCTGGCATATTGTCTAAAGAGTCCTGCTGTTGGTCTCTGATTTCTTCAAGTGCTGTTGCAATCTCATCTGCTGTGTTCTCATTGAGACCGTAATCGTCTCTCCAATCTTCAACGATAGCACCAACATTCTTCACATACTCTGAACCAGAGGTCTCATAAGATTTAAGACCACACTTGGTACATCTGATAATGGGTCTTCGTCTGTAAGGTGTTGCTTTAAGGTAAGGCATACCTACAGCAACCACTTCACCACACTTTGAACATTTCTGTTCTTTTCTTGCTTTGTTAATTCTTTCAATTCGTGCCACAATATTTACCTCCTTTGCACATTATAATCTCTACGCTCATTCTCAAAGTCACCTGTCCGTCTGCTGACTTCTCGGCTCAACATGAAAATAGCTTCCTCGATTGACTGAATGTTAAAATTCAGCAACTTAATTTTGTTCTTGTAGTCCACGTACTCTTCATAGCATGGAAGAACATCTGGGTCTGAATTGACCTCTCTTTCTTTAGCTGTCTCGGACAACTTACTACCCAACAACTCTCTGTATCTTGACTCACTTGCAGACATATACTTCCGTCTTGCTTCTTCACAGAATAACTCGGCATATCCTACAAGTGTTCTCATGTACATCTTCTGTTGAGTAAAGGCATTGAGGTATTCACCTAAATCTCTGGCAGACACCTCTGTGATACTTTGTGGAAGAGAAAGATAGTCTTTGTCAATGTGTAAACTTCCACCATCTTCACTAGGCTTAAAGAAATCTACACCTTGGTCTTCTAACTCTTTCTGCATTGTGTCACTGTAACTACGCTTTTGATTTAACACCTCTTTTGGGTTAATCTTGCTACTTTTCTTTTCTACTTTTCGCAATCCCACAGTTTCACCTCCTTGTTACTGAATGTAACACTCATTTTTATAACTACACCATCTACAGATGTTGCAGGACTTACTTGTACCCTCTCTTGGTGGAAGTGTCTCTGTATCACAGCACTCATTTAAGTACTCATAATCTTCTAACACCTCTGTCAAGATAGGTTCAGTAGTCATATTTCGCTCTACAACAAACTCCTTTAACTCTTGGTTATTCTTATTCTCATAGAGGAAGATAACCTTAGTAATAGGCTTGTCTGTGTAGAAAAGAATGTTGTCAGCTAACATATTCAGCATGACCTCATTCTTAATCTTCTGCTCTCTGGTGTACTTTCTACCACCAACCATGTGCTGATAGTGACTCTCAAAGTAAGCATATCTCTCACTCCATGAAGCGTTAAATTCTTCTGGTGTCTTATAGTGCTCATGCAACCAAAGTCTTCTTTCTTCGGCACAATACAGGTAAACAAGACCCTGCTTCTTATGCTCGTCTTTAGCGTCTCTTAACTGACTGTACTGATTGTCATTGATAGACTTAATCTCAAGGATTGCCACCTCTTCAATAAGGTTAATAAAACCATCAGTGTGTCCTTGGATATTGTACTCATCATTGATAAGTGGAACTTCGTCCATGTACAGCAACTCCATGTCAAGTAAATAACCTTGGAGTCTTTCATGGGTGTATGTACCATTATCAAAAATACGCTGTGTTCTTGGGTCAATACTACCATCATTCTCGTACTGCATACGCATATAGTAATTAGCACGATTACACTTACCTGCTTGTGATGGTGCATTGACATTCACTGCCCTGTCATTAGGTCTGTTAGCTTCTTCAAACAGGTATCTGTCTAAAGGTGCTGTAACATAACCCTCTTTCTTCATTGCTTGGAACATTTCTTTTAATGCCACTGTAGTACCTCCTTGTATGCTTCTTCAAAATCTTTCTGCAACATTAAGCATATCGCATTATTCTTCTTTCCGCAAATGTATGTAACAATCATAGAGGTGTAATCACCAAACTCATCAACACCTAAGTCTTTTGCTCTGACTCTTACTGACTTTGGAACTTCTCTCACCATTATTCTGGTATCAATGTTTGGGTCAAAGTCTTTAGGTCTAAACACCACCACTCGGTCTCTGTCTTCAAGGTCAATAACCATAAGTGGTATTCTTAAATGGTCTCTGATTGCTTCTTGCTCAATCTTCTCCCACACTGTTGCTGTAAGAGAATAGTAGTCCTTTTCAGTGGTCTTGCACTCAATAAGGAAATTATCATTTCTCACATCAGCTTTCATGCCCCACAAAGCACCACTAGCAACTGTCACTTTTGCGTTGAAGTCTTTTGCTACACTTTTCTCCTGCTTCTGACTTCTTCGTTTTACTGTTTTCATTGATTACCTCCAAGATACTTGTCAAATAGTGATTTCATAAACTTGTGATATTCAATGAGTTCCTCATCAGAGATTTTTCTCTCAATTATTTGTACATCATTTCTGCTACTCTCATCAATCTTGTATAGAATGTGCTGTAAGTCACTAAAGGTCTTAGCCACACTTGACTGTCTTTGTGCTTCTTCGTTTAGCACCACCAACTGTTTAGCTTCTCTCACATCAAGTTCAACACCACCACTTAAGACAAACTTAGTTCTCTTTGGTGTTATCCTCTCTATAGTCTTAGGACTAACAATAGGGTAGCGGAATATGCTTCTCCAACCAAAAGTGGGATAAGTGCAGTAACCTACTTTATCTCCTACTTTTAAGGTATCAATATCTACTCTGGTCAACTCACTCATTTCTATCCTCCTAAATAGTCAAACTGAATACAATCATTATAGGCTTCTTCCACTTCACTCATTTCACAATAAGAGTGTCTGCTCCCATAACTACTATAAGAGTGTGGGTGGAAGTTGCCTAAGTAAGAATTTGTCTCTTGTCTGGCTCTTTGTCATAACCACGACTAAACATCTTACTCTTTGACTCGGATTTAGTTCTCCGTCTTTCTGCTCGGTCAACGATTTTATTGAATATCGACTTTTCTTCCTCTGTCAGATATTCAAGCACTTCTGCAACAGTTCTTACTTCATACTCACCACTTCCAAAGAAAGCGTCTTCATCATATACTCTCAATCTAATCGTGACCTCCCATTCTTCTTAAATAACGACTGCTGTTCAGTCTTCATACTTGAACTTGGTCTCCATTTCACACAGTACACATTATTCTCTGTGACAACCATGTCATACTCTAATACTTCTTGGTTCTGACACACTTCTTCTTTATCACCACTTGCTTGAAAATAATAAGCACAGTTAAAACAAGACCTTGTGTAGTAAGGGTTCTTAGCAAGTCTCTCTCGACTCTCTTTGTACCCTCTGGTAAAAATAGGTTTACTCATAAGCTACACCTACTTCTTTGCCATCATTTCTAACACCTGCTTCTCAAGGTCATGGATAATTTCTTCATTGTCTTTAATGTAATCAATGAGTTTATCTTTACCTTGGAACTTGTTGCTAGGGTCAGACGCTAAATAGAAGTAAGCACCACTTCTCTCAATGAGACCAAAAGACATTGCTTCAAGAATAATGGATAAGTAAATATCACAGAACCCTTTCTTAATACCTGCACTGTTATTCTCATCAGTGTACATATCAAACTCACCATGACGACCTGCTGTAAAGGTCTTGTTCTTCTCTACTTTGAACTTCACAACTTGACCTACAACAGTCTTGTTATCACCAGAACCCTCACTCAAACTGTCACCCTTACGGAGTCTAATACACACTGACTGTGCATAGTCTTTTGCTTTTCCTCCGGGAGCAAACTCTGGATTACCATAAGCACCAATCTTATCTTTCAACTGATTGATACCAATGATAGTGAATGGCATTTTGCCCTCTCTCTTGAGTTTGTTGTTCTTAGCTTGGAACTTTCTAAAGAACTCACCTAACAGCTTCGGTTTAACACCCATCATGATTGTATCGTCCATTTCGCTCTCATATTCTTTAATAGGCACAAGTGCTTCAATAGAGTCAATGACTGCTAACTTGATATTGTCATCTTCCATAATGTCTAAAATCATCTGGGTAACTTCTTCAAGTCCTGTACTTGGGTTATACATGAAAAGGTCTTCATCAACATCAAGCTGATTGAAATATTCCTCTGTGTTTGTACCCTCTGCGTCACAAAATGCAACTACTTTTCCGAACTTCTTCTGGAACTCTCTCACCATGTGAATAGTGGTGGTTGACTTAAAGGAAGAGTATGCTCCCTGCACTTCTATGTAGCGTCCTACAGGAATACCACCACCTAGTGAAATATCAAGTGATGGAATAGAGGTGCTAAATCTCTGTACATTATACCAATCGTCTTCTGGCTTCTCTGCTTTAGGAAATCCTCTCATTAAAGCGTTCTCACCATACTTCTTTGCACAGTCATCAATAACTTTCTGCAATGTCTTTTCTCTTTGAGCGTCCATCTTCTTAGGTGTCTTTTCTTTAGCAGGTGCAGAAACCTTTGGTGTAGGCTTCTTTGTTGCTACTGTCTTTTTAACCATTGCTTTCTTCCTCCATTTCACTTCTAATTGTGAGGTCTCCCTCACGCTCCATCTGATTGATAATTGCTCTTGTCATAAAGTCTGACTGATTATCATTATTCTTTCTGACATGAACCCCTAATCTATCAAGAAGTAGCTTACTTGTCATGATAGTCGTTTTCTCCCTTACAGGTGGGTCTATCACTTGTCTCGCCATTTCAATCACTCCTTTCAATGACAGTGAAAAGTAATAAAGTCATACTTTCACTCAAGTATGACTTTATTATATAACACAATATTTAATCCGTCAAATGATTAGGAATTAGTTGAACCAATACCACCTGTTCTCTTTGCTGTAGCATGGTCATCTTTTGTGATAAAGAACTCTTTAAACAATCCCTGCATATAACCCTCACCTGCTTTAATGAAGATTTCTTTGTCGGAGTTGTTGGTCATCTTACACTGAATATGACCCTCGTTGTTTTCATTGTTGTAGTAATCTGCGTCAATGATACCAACAGTATTGTCAAGGGTAAGTCTGTACTTAAATCCTAAAGAACTTCTAGGATATAACTCAAGGACAAATCCCTCATCAATCTGGCACTTAATGCCTGTTGCAAGTTTCACTGTCTCATGTGGCTTAATCACAATGTCATGAGGTGCAAGGAAATCATAACCTGCACTTCCTGCTGTCTTTCTCACAGGACACTGAATACTGTCATAACAACCATGTAACTCTTTGTCGGTGTCAAGCACCCACTGACTGTATTTTACTTTCTCAAACTTTGCTACTGCTTTCATATCTACTGCTTCCTCCACTTCTTGTGCTAACAAATTATTGCCGATTTTAATGTCATAATTCTTATGAACAATATGCTGACCAGAGTGAGGACATAACCACGCAATCAACTCACCTGTCTTTCGGTCATAAATCTGGTACTCTAACTTTTCCTCATCAAGCATAGGGTCAATACAGCAAAGGACACTAAAGTCTTCTTTAATCCACACAAGTGTCTCATCACTATCTACATATTCACCATTAAGAGTGATATGTGTTTCTACTAAGGCTTTGCCACAGCTTGACTTTGCGTTCTTACAGGCAACTAAAATTGCTTCTGGAACACCTGCTTTAAGACAGCACAGGTCTGAATTGGATAACTCAACTTCAATAGGGTCTCCTTTGTCTGCAAGCACATCAATAAGTACTTTCATTCTGTAAATATTATCTCTCATTTCTTCCTCCTAAATAGAGACTTAATCTGGTGTTTGATAATCCACCAGATTTGTCTCATATATGAATATTCTTGCTTTATCTTCATACACTCACCTACTTTGCGTCTTGGTAAGAGTCACCCATGTCAAAGTCAGCTCTTAAATACTTCACTTGCTTTCTTGGGTCTTCACCAAATGGGTGCTCCATAAGGTGCTTAATGATAGTGATTGCTTCTTCACAGTTTTCTTCTGGACACTCAAACACCAATTCATCATGGACTTGGATAAGCATTTTAGCACCTAACTCTTTCAGACGTTCTTCCTGCTGAACTCTAATCTGTGCATTGATAGTAATATCTCCTGCTGTACCTTGAATGGCACTGTTTACTGCAAGTCTCTCACAGTAGCTTGAAATCTTACCATCACTTGAGTTAATGTCTGGCAGTCTTCTCTTACGTCCTAAAATAGTGTACACGAACTTATTTCTGTGTCCGAATTTCTTCTGACTCTGAATGAACTTAGCAACACCACTGTAGGACTCAAAGTACTTGTCAATAAAGGCTTGTGCTACTTGCACACCATTTCTACAGTGATATGCTTCAAGGTACTCTTTGTCACCAAGGTCAAGTGGTGAATAATGGTCACTTCTCAAGTTCTCATACAACAATGTTGCTCCACCACCATACATCAACAAGAAGTTGATTGTTTTAGCCGCTTGACGCAAGTGTGGATATTTCTTCTTACACTCCATAGGAGTACAATCAAGATTAAACATATTCACTGCTGTAGAACCATGAGCGTCATCATCATTAGCAAACATTTCAGACAAGTTCTTATCACCACTAAAGTGGGTCAGACACACCATTTCAAGGTTGTGGTAGTCAAGTGCAATAATCTTGTTTCTCTTACCTGTCTCTTCATTCATGCTACCAATAAACACACTTCTAATTTGGTACTTATCATCTTCTTCTGCCTTAGGTAACTGCTGTAAGTTCGGCTTAGAACAGGAAAGTCTTCCACTGTCTGTACCAATCTGATTAAAGCTAGGGTGAGCTTTTCCATCTTCATACAACTGCTCTAAGATACCATCTACAAAGGCTGTCTTTAACTTGGCAAGTTTCGCATACTCAAGCATATACTTACACATTTCAACACCCTGCTGTTTTCTCTTATTAGCTTTCTTGTATGTCTTCTGGCTCAATCTCCAAATAGCGTCACTGTCTGTACTTGGTGCACCACTCTTTGTTGTAGCTGTAGCACTAAATCTGAATGAGTGGTCAAGAAGTGTGCTGTTGTTAGCTTTGTAAATTCGACCACGTTCATCTACAGTGTAGCCTTTCTCTTCTAACAGGTCATAGTCATCATCATGATATGCATGTTGCAAGTACTTAGGTAACTTTGCTAAATCAATAGCTTTCTGCTCTTTCTGGTAGCCGAATAACAATTCTGCTTTCTGCTGACTACTTCCAATATTGAACTCAACACCTGCAAGTTCATAAATTTTGTACTGCAACTCATCAAGGTCTTCTTGCATATCAACACCCATCTGCTTTAACTTCTCAACATCTACAGTAACACCCTGCTCTTCCATTTCAAACAACACGAACAGGAACGGAATATACATCTTATAATAAATCTTGTCCATTCCCTCTGAAACAAGTTCTTTCTCAAATCCGAGACAGTTGCACCATGTGTAAAATGCGTCTGCGATAGCATAAGGAGCACCATCTTCAATCAGCACTAAATCAAAAGTGACTTTAGAGTTGGCACTGTAGCCAAATGCTTTCTTCACCTCATTAGGTACTGTTTCTGTGGTCTCTTTAAAGTGAGTCTGTGGTATTCCCATCTTCTCTGTGGTATTCTCTTTCAAACCATTAGGTGTGTTCTCATCACACAACCATGAAGCTAACATACCATCAAACACATCTCTAGTCTTAATATCAATGCCAATACGCTTCAACACATGGAAGTCAAACTTCAAGTTCCAACCATATATTCTCACATCTGGTCTTGCAAAGACTCTCTTCAAATACTTCACCACTACATCAATGGTCAACTGATTATCAATGTCTTCGTCTCTCACATGACCTGTAGGTATGTAGTAGTTGTTATTCTCACCCCAAGAAAAACTAAGACCCACACACTTAAAGTTCTTATTCTGACCAAGGACTTCTAAAGTGTTGGTCTCTGTATCATAAGCAAATGCAGGTATCCTCATCATTTCATCTGTCAACCACTTAAGTTCAGACAATGAGGTGATAATCTCATACTCTTTCATCTGTGGCTTCCAAGGGAAATTACCTTTCCACTCACCTGTGTAATTAGGCAAGATTTTTTGTGGACTAAGAGGTACAGGTTTCACCACTTTCTTAAGTTTAGGTTTCTTCTGCACACCACTCTGTACTTTCTTTAACTTCACTTGTTAATCACTTCCTTTCACATAAAATAAGTAGCTTACAACTACAGTATAATTATAAACTATTTATCGTCTGTGGTCAAATCACCACTACTTATTCAGTTCTGCTTCAAGTTCGCTACCAACGCTGATTGCGAGTGTGTTCTTGTCTTCTGTCTTCCATGCTTTTCCATTCATGTTACCAGAACGACCTTTCTGAACTTTCTGCTTGATAGTGAACTGACCCTTAAAGGAAACTCCACCCTCTTTGCACTTGTCAGTGATAACTGCTACAGCGTCCTGCATAATGCTCTGTGCTTCTGCTAAAGAACAACCTCTCTTAGCTTTCAATGCTTCTGCACAATCTTTCATTCCTGCTACTTTGCTCATTGGCTTATCCTCCTTATGGAATATTATTTTTACAGTTCTCTACAGTCAAAGCCGAGTTTAATTGACTGCTAGGTACTGCTTGACCTACTTCTTCAACAAAGTCTTTGCTCTAGGCTTAACACTATTCTGTGCTTTCTTGAACATAGACTTCTTCTTACCACCAGACGCAGACAACTTCTTCTTAGGTGCAACTTCTTCTTCCTCTTCATCTTCGTCATCATCAGTGATGAGTCTGCTACGACCTGTTGTATCTTCGTCATCATCTTCATCTTCGTCATCTTCCGGTTCATAGTCCTTGGTCAACATCATAAGCTGTTCTTCAACAATGCTCATAAGGCTGTCCATTGTACCATCATACAAATCACGCAACTTCTCTGGAAGTAACTGCTCAATCTCTTTCTTGGTCAACTTCTCTTCTTCACCACGTTCAATAGTGTATGTAGTCTGTGTACCCTTTCCGAGACGAACGATAGTAACATCACGATTAGAAAGACCATACTTGTCAGAAATTCTGTCAAGCTGTGATACAACTTTCATACCCTGCACAAAGAGACGTACTTGGTTCTTACCTTTCTGCTTCTTACCATTCTGGTCAGTGTACTCATACTCACGTCTGTCAACAACAAGATATGCACCCTTGTATGTAGGTCTATCACCCTCATCACAGAAAGGACAATCATCACCTGTACAAGCATACTGCTCAAATCTGTTGTCACCTTTCTTAAGGTTGTGCTCATAGAAATTCACAGGCTCTTCTGTGAGAAATCTTAAATCAGCTTCGTCTCCATCATCTGATAAGAAAAATCTCCACAACTTCTTACCTGCGTTCTCTCTAGCTTTGTCTTGTCGTGCTTTCTCTTCACGACTGGCTTCATAACCTCTTGCGAACATTTTCTTTCCCATAATCTCATTACCTCACTTTCTTCATAAATTCATAAATTCTATTTAATTATAGGAATTACAGTACATATACTATCACACATAGAAAAGGTTGTCAACTAAAGCCTTTTCAGCTTACGAATGTTGACACCTCTTGCTGTGCTTAACATTTCTTCAATCTCTTCATCAGACCAATCACACACATCTTTACCATGGTTCGGATAATCTACAATCTTAAAGTCAATCTTGTTCTTTAATAACATTTTAGCTTTCTCACGACCCTCAAGACCTCTATCATCATTGTCACCAATCCAGATAACACAATCACAGTTTGCACACAACCACTCTGCTTGTCTCTTTGACATATCATTAGTCATGATAGCATAAGTGTTTGTATGTCCTGCTCGGTGCATACGGATAACATCTAACTGACCCTCAACAATAATAGCAACACCTTTCTTTGGCTTAGACTTATCTAAAGGATATAACACCTTACTACGCTCAAACTCATCATAGATTTTGTATCTCTGGTTCTTCTTTCGGTTCTTTGCAATATAACGACCAATCACACCTGCAAGAACACCATCTTCATAAAATACAGGGATAGTGATTGTCTCATTATCAAGGTCACGACCTATCATGAACTTTCTCATTTCTTCTTTAGTGAAACCTCGGTCAAAGAAATACCCATAAGTCTCTTTACCACTCTTAAAAGGTGCTAACTTATATCGTGGCAATTCAACCCTCTTCTCGTCATCTTTCAGATACACATTTCTGGTCTGCTCATATCTCTTAACATTCTTACTTCTTCTACCTATCTCATGATATTCTAACTCATATCTTAGTGCCAAGAACTCTCTGGCTTTTCTCTCTGCTCTAAATGCTGATGGATAGTTTATCTTACCATCTGCATTGTATTTCAACCCAAACTCTTCTGGATTGGAGTATGCTAAGAGTTTAGCAAAGTTACCTGCAAAGTGACATGAGAAACAGTGACATACTTGCTTCTCAATACTAATACCCATAGAGGGGTTACTCTCTCCATGGACAGGACAACACACTAACTTCTCTCCGTCTTTCCAATAATTAGGATTGCTAGTGTCTATATAATCTAAAAGGTCATCAACCTGTTCTTCTGTCATTCTGATACTCATACTAACACCAATCCTTACAACAATAGTTATCTGGGTCTTTAATGACCATGTTGCTGTCAAAAGAGGACTTCTCAATGTTATTCTGGTAACACTTTGCCACGTTCTCTTCTAACTCTGTCTTTAATGTATTCTGTCTAAAGTTATCCCAACACTTTCCGAACAGGTCATTGAACTCTCTTATTCTCTTCTCACTTAAATTGTAACCTCTAAGAAGATATTCTAACTCTCTGAACTCTTCAAGTTTAACACTACCCAAAGTCTCTTCTAAGCATTGGTCTAAATAACCATCTTCTGACACTTTATACACAGACAGGTCTTCTCCTGTGTCTAAGTGGTCTGTATTCATACACTTTCCATTCTGGAAGTGGTGACACCATCTACAACACTTCTGCCAACTGTCATCACTAACAGGAACAGGCTGTACTTTTCTTAACTTCATTTCAACACCTCTTTCGGTCATATTTTATAGTCTTATTATAACACAAAAGAACTAGGGAGTAAAATCTCCCTAGTCCACGCTCATAATCTTATCATTGGTATCTTCTGGCTCTGAATTGTCACTACTGTCATTACCATCACTGCTCTCTGAATAAATGCTCTTAAAGTTCATCTTATCAAAGTTCCAATTTATGATAACTTTACCAAGGACACCCTCACGCTGTTTAAGAACTTTCACACCCATTTCTTTATCATTTATCATGATTTCGTCTCTGAACAGTGCAAGCACGTTGTCACTATCTTGACCAATACTCTGGGTGTACATGATAGACCCTAATTCTGGTCCTGTTTTCTTACTTGTGTTCTTATCTGCTTGTGTATTGATAACAATAGGTAAATGCCAATTCTTAGCTGTCTTCTTAAGGTCTCTGGTAATATGTGTTACTCTCAACCAATCATCTTTAGCACCCTGCTCATCTTCCATAAGATAAGCACCATCAACAAGTACTAAATCTGGCTTCTCTCTTTCAATTACAGACACAACACTTGAGATACCTGTAGCTGTCTCAATGATAAGTGGCTCTAACTTCGGCAAGTCTTCCTCCAAGAACTCAAAATATGTATTCTCAGTCTCAATATCTAAGTTACCTGCTTTGAAGTTATTGTAACTAAAATCACCATACATCATACCAAACAGCATAGCTTCAAATCGGTCTTGCATGAGGTCTGTACTCATTTCTGTAATGAAACACACTACTTTATAACCATTCAGCATTGCATAAGCACCAAACAACACTAACAACCAAGTTTTACCAACACCTGTACCTGCGATTACTGTGGTCAAGGTCTCTTTGATAAATCCTTTAAGGATATAATCAAGGTGAGGAATACCTGTTGATATACCAATCATACCTTTGTTCTTCTTACGCTCTAAATAGGCTTGCTTTCGGTCATCAGTATTCTTGGTAATATCCACACTACTGCTCTCAACAATCTCGTCTTCAATCTTCCAGACACCTTGCTTCATGAGAGTATATGCTTCTTCTGTCTCACCATTATCAAGTTTCTCGGCAACTTCTTCGGTAATGTCTGCCATTCGATTATGCTTTGCTTTGGTTCTTAATTCTTTACACCAATATAATAAGGTCTCATCAGTGCCTACAACACTTTCGCCATCAATCTTGTGGCTCTCAAGTTCATAACTAGGAAACTTCTGCTTAATGACTCTAGGTGTTGGAACTTCACCTGTCTCTTTAAACACTTCCTGTATGTACTGAAAGACTCTTCGATTATCTCCTGTCAAAAAGAATGGCTGTATCTGTTGGTCTTTAAGCAACTTGAAGTCCTTACTTTCGACTAACTTTGATATAAAGCCACGCTCTACACTGTATTGTTTAACTTTCTTCAAAACGCTTTACTCTCCTTTTCAAGATAGTATTAAATTCATCAACGCTCACTGCATACCTGCTGTTCACGCTACTTCTGTCAAGTATATCATCTGAAACATAATAGGTCAACTGTCCTGTATTCAACATCATAGTGACCTCGGATATACTCTTAAGTACAGTTCCTACTTGATTAAATGGAAAGTCGGCAAGGAATTTCTTAGCTTCCTCTGTGTAGTTTTTCTCATCAATAATAAGGACAACAGTGTATTCAGTGTTCCAATAAATGTAACTCATAAGTGATAAGACTTTCTGGTCAACCTCTGCTCTGGCAGTCTTACCTCTAATAGCATTGGCAATCTTATCACCTATAGAGTCATCTTTGTATCGCAACAGGTTATTTTCACATCTAACACCTATCACGAAACTTCTCTGATTAGATATATCACCATGGAGCACTACTCTTATACCTCCTTTAAGTAATCAGAATATGTCTTAGGTGGAATAGGTGTCATACTAAAGTGTCTCTGTGAATAGCCATTCTCTTTCTTAGGTCTTAAGTAAAGAGTTCCATTCTCACACTCAATTAAACACTTCTGCCACTTCTTGCTTCTTCCAGACGGAATTTCTGCTAACACAATCTGACCTATTTTGAATGGCTTGATTTTGATTTCAAGCATTTCATTCTGCACCTGCTCTTTTCTCTGCTGTAATGCAAAAATCTTCTTGTCAAGGTCAGTCACCTCACTCATCAGTTCTAAGAACTTTTCATCATCTTTTTCCTTTGGACTCACTGCTTTACTTGCTTTCTTCAATGCCATGGTCTCTTCCTCCTTTAAATTTATTATAGTCATCTTCACTCACAAAATAGTGAGAATAATAACCCAACTCTGCATTGCAATTATAGTACTCATAATCACTTACTGACCTGTCAAACTTATTTATGTTATGCTCACAGGTTTTAACATTGATAGTTAATGGCTTTATCCAAGGACTTGACCCATCTACAGCACTATCATGAACTTTACAAGGGAGTAACAAAATGCTACACCCCTGTCTATACATCTTTCTGGCAGTAGGTTTATTGACTCTCTTATAATTCACCTCTAAAAACCTCCTGTCTCTTATCTTCACTGTCAATTACAATAACAGTCATATTCCCATTGATAAGGGAACACACACTTGCCCCATAAATCTCTTTAATGGTGGCAGGTGTTAAATTGGTACAGATAATGGTCACAAGTCCATGCTCTTCTCTGTATCTCAAGAGGTCTTCCAGAATAGGCTTTGCAATCTTGCTGTCAATCTCTTTGCCAATCTCTTCAAGCACAAGGAACTCTACACCTTTATACTTATCTAATAGGTCTTGCTCAATTACATCACGCTCATCTTTATTAGCACCCCAACTTTCGGTATATGCACCTATGTATGCACTAAAAGTTACTCTCCTGCATGAGTATCGGTGCTTGTACATTTCTTTAAGAATAATGCAGGAAAGAAAACTCTTACCCACACCATTACTCCCAATGAAACAAATACCATTATTCTCATCAATGTTGGTCTCAAGGTCTGCAAGATACTTACTCACAAAATCCTTTATCTGCTTCAAGGACTTCTTACCAAAGGTGTCAAAGTCGTTTATAGTCTTATTACAAAACTTCTTAGGAACACCCATCATAATTAAACTGTCATTACTTACTTCTTCTCTTAAAGGTCTCATTACTTTCCTCCGAACTGATTATTTCTTTATAACAAGGACAATTTTCATTAAGTGAACCCACATGGTCACATCTGTCATAGTATATAGGACACATAGGGCATATAAAGTTTACCATTAGGGTAAATATATCTTCCACTATAATGTACCTCCTATTACTACGTCATTTTTTGTCTTAGCAACATCTTTATCCCACTCACGCTGTTTTACACTCTTCTTTTTCTTAGCTTGTACACTGCGTGGAACATACTTATCATCAACCCACAACTGCATATCTGCATACACTGTGTTGACCCATGAACTTGCTAAAATGTTAGGACTTAATCTATCCTTATCAAGATAATCTTGGTCACTCTCATACAGGAACTCAATCATACCACAAATTTCTCGGTTGCTGTAACTTGCTCTAAGTCTCTTCATGATTGCCATGTCTTTCTTAATATTAGCAATCACATATTTCTGACCCTGCTCTTCTGCAATCTCTCTAAAATAGTAAACAAGGTCTCTTGTACCCAGATTGTCTATGGTGTTTTCAAGGTCATTATATTTTCTCAAAAAAGACTCATAAGGACTACTTGAAGCCTTTTTCTGTCTGGTTGGTGGAGTAGGAACTTCTTTCGGCTTTTCTTCACTCTGTCCTCTACTCATTCTAAATTCTGATAACAAAGCCTTTGTGTTGTTCGGTATCAACTCTGTTACACTCCTTTCACTCTAAATTTCAACATAGCAATTATATCATAAAATCATAAAATAGACAAATAAGACCATAACAGCTAGTCCACTGCTATGGTCTCACTCTACCTACTTATACTGATTTACAATGTTCTGCAAGGTCTCATCTACAGTGCTAACAACTCTTTCATAAGCCTGTTGGGTTGTTTCACCCTCCTGCACTTCATCTGTCAACCACACATCTACTCTCAAACTCTCATAGTCTCCCATGTTAAGAGTTGTACCAATACTAACACCAACTGTAGGATTGCTTCCATCAAGGTGCTTTCTGGAATGGTCATTTGGCTTACCCTCTTTAAGAGTGGTCTGGTTCTTAGATGTACCTCTGGTAACTGTGGCATTTTCTTCTGCCTGTGCTGACAACGACTTCTTCAACGATTTGTTCTTTAAACTTGCCATGATAACTGCTACCTCCTTAAGATTACTGCTCTACATACATTCCATGTCTGTCAGAGTCTTTGATTGTTACAGCAATTATAAACTCACTGTTCTCAAGAGTCAAATTCACCACTTTACCCTTGTCATTAAACTGACTCACTTTGTAGCTTGGGTCAAGGTTGAACTGACTAGAAACTACCTGCGTAGCAAGTCTAAGTCTTTCAGTGTTAGCACCCTCGGACTGCTTCTTCTCTTCTGCTTTCGCAATAGCTTCTTTCTCGTCCTCATTCATAACAGGTTCTTTCTCAACTGCTTCTGCGACAGTTTCTTCCACTTTTTCTTCAACTACAGCAGGTGTGGTCTTCTCTGCTTTCTTCTTTGCTTTCAGTGCCATGTCTTAATCCTCTTCTTTCTTGAAAAATTTATCATTTATCTTCTGAAACTCCCTGTAGAGTTTATCAGTAAATGCTGTGTGACTAACCCTAGAGCCTTGTGTGATGTGTGAACTTTCAGCACACTTGACAATAGCGTCAATGTGTTCTTTGGAGTAGAGTCGTTTACCTTTCTGCTTAAAAGGTGTTGGTGGTATGATACCTCCAACTTCCCACTTTCGGATAGTCTGTGAGGTTCTACCGAGTGCTTCTGCTACAACACCTATATTGTACAGTGTGGTCTTAACTCCTGTTGGTGATGTATAGGGAATTTCTCTACCCCACGGAGTCTTTTCGTAACTCACTACTTACTACTTCTTTCTTGCCACTTTAGCAGTAGATACTTCTACCTCTGGCATAGCTTCTTTCTCTTTAACAAGAACAGAATAGCTTACCTTAGTGTTAGTAAAGGCTTCTACTTCATCTAAAGTAATACGCTTGTCCTGTATTGCAGACTGCAATCTGTCCTCATTAACCGTCTTTGTGGTCACTACATCTACTACATCACCTAATCCCATAGACTCAAGTGTCTCAACAGCTTTGTCCTGCTCAATGCTAAATGACTTCTTGGCTACTTTACCCATGATGTGGCTGTCACTCTCAAGGTAGAATGAACCCTTGTCATCTTTTACACCGAACTGTTCAGCACCATTCTTAATCTTCTCTGCAAGTGCTTTCTTCTGTTCTTCTAACTGCTTAATCTGTGCCGAAATATCAGCATACTCTCTACCCATCTTCGCAATGTCATCAGCAGAGAATAAAGGCTTAATCTTACTTTCGGCAGGTTTCTTTGATACTTTCTTCAATGTTGCCATTTCAGCATACCTCCTTAATTTTATGTGGTAAAAGTGTAGCATAGATTTTCAATAGTGTCAACTGTTATAACCTCTGGTAAACATTCCTTTTCTCTTGGAATTAAAGGTTTCTTTAGAGTCCTTTATTTTATACTTGAGTCTTCTGTATGCTGTCTGTCTGGTAGCATAATGACTTCCTAAAGAATAACACTTAGAATATCTTATATCATACACTTTAACAGGATTGAGTTTACCCTCTTTTCGTCTTCTGATACGACCTGTAGCTTGCTCTACATTTTTCTGGTTATTTACAGAAGACACTAAAAACTCTACTTCCCATGACTTCACATTTGTACCCTCTGTAGCTTTAGCGTATGTAGCAAGTGTGACAAGTATTTCTTTATTCTCTGCCTTTCTCATCATATCTTCGGACTTCTCTTTGCTATCACCATAGTACAGCATAATCTGGTCTTTTGGAATATAACGACAAAGGTGTCTATAATAAAGGTTAATATGCTCCTTTTGAGTGAACAGGGCAATGATAGAATGACCTTGATTATAGTGTTCAATAATTTTCTTACACACCATAATTTTGGTCTTGGAACTTTTCACTGCTTCATCATCAATAGTTAAATAAGGAATACTTGGTCTCTCACCATGTGGCAGGTCTGACACAAACACTAAGGTCTCTGGTAAGTCTTCCTCTTTGAAGTCATGATAATTGAATACCTGCTTCTTAAATAGGAATGGCTTATATTCAAATGGACTGTCTAACACCTCAACTTCAACACTACAAATATCCTCATCATCTTCTGTGATAACGTGCTTATAACAAAGACCTCCAAAGAACAGGTCAAACACAAAATTCAGACCATCACTACGATTAGGTGTAGCTGATAGTCCTAATTTATACTTACTGCTAAACTGATTGATAATGTTAAAGATATTCAGTCCTACATGGTGACACTCATCTTGTACTACAAATCCAAAAGCACCTATAAGGTCTTGTAATTCATGCTCACTCATTCTACTCAAAGTCTGGACTGTGGCAATAGTAATCTGCTTACCTACTTTTCGGCTCTTTGCTTTAATGAGTCCTATGTCAATGTCATCACCAAAACATTTCTTAATGTCATTCTGCCAACCTACAACAAGGTCATCTTTGTGTACTAAAATCAAAGTCTTCTGCCCCAACTTCTGTGCAATATGAAGTGCAAGAATACTTTTACCCTTACCTGTAGGTAATTGTATGATACATTTTGGGTGTACTGCATAAGTGACTTCTTGCATATATTCTTTTTCGGCTCTAATTTGGTCATTTCGGAGTTCCAAAAGAAACTTAGGGAACTTTACTCGTACATCATGTCTTTTGTCCTCAAATGGCACAAATGGAACATCAAGTATCTTACTGACATTAACACCTATAGGAACTTCTAACACTTTCTTTCTCTCACCATCTTCATCTTTGACACTAAATTCGCTGTAGTAGGTCAAGTAAGGTGGAATGGAAATGTATTTTGACCTAGAATATCTTTTGGCATTTTTATAAGCAGGATTGTCAAAAGTAAGTGCTTCCTTTATCTTCTCTCTCTGCTCACTTGTCAGACCATAAATCTCTTGGTCATTAGATTGTACTATATTCATTAGTTATCTCCTTTCTATGTAAACTTCCTGTGTCTTCATCATATTCAACAGTCCACTCATAATGATTGTCTTTAAGGACTGCCAATACATCATCTAAAATTCTTCGTTCTCTTGGTCTATTCTTCTTTTGACCTCTGATTATTACTTCACCAGAAAGTGCTAACTCTTCAATGACTAAGGTAGCTTTAATCATTCTCTGTTTCTCCTTTTCAATCTTCTGCTTCTCGTACAGCATTTTGTTATACTCTTTCATATAGGATTTTCTGTATGCCTGTCTTTCTGGTTTAGCTTCATGTCTTGCTCTTCTAGCTTTACCTTTTTCTGACTTCTCATATCTCTTAAATCTAGCCTTGGCAAACTCATTAGTATTCATTCTGTGTATCATTTCCTTACCTTTCGGAGTTTGTCTATATTTTGCTGTGGCTCTTGCCTTTGGGTCATCTATCTGTCTTATGACCTCTTGTCTTCTTTCAGTCTTTATGGAAGTCTCATAATCAACACTAAAACTAACCTCTTCTTCACTTAAAATGTCACTGTCATTGATACAGTCACTAAATTTGCAGTGAAGACAATCCATGTCACATATTTTCTCACTCATGCTACAACCTCAACTTTCTACAATGGAGTCTTTGGCTATTATAGCATATATTGCTAAACAAAGCAAAAGACCCAAGCAGTCCGAAACCACTTAGGTCTGTAACTTAAATCTTTATTAAGTTCTATAATATTATATAATTAAATAATTTATATTACAGAACTAAGAGCCGACACTCCTACTTCGCAATGACATTCTCTGCTTTAACAACACCTGTTACTGCACCTGTCTTCTTGGTACTGAAAATGACTCCCTTGTCATTAGTTCCTCTGTAGTAGAGAGTACTCTTAAACACCCAACTTGGAATGGTCTTTCCATTATAGTAGGTAGTTCCTGCTTTAAGAGTAATTACATCACCCTCTTTGAGTTCTTTCTTAACAGGAGCAGGGGCAACAGAAGTCTTCACCTTTATATACTCTGGGTTCTCTAAGTAGATATATCCATCTTTCTTAGAAGCATAGGACTTTAAGAGACCCCAACCATCTACAACTTCAACGATTGTGAATACACCCTTACCTGTCTGACCCACAACATTGTCTCCCATTTTAGGCTCTTTTCTGATGTTAAGGTCATCAACTAAAACCTGTACAGAGAATGGTGTTGCAGGGAACTTCTGTGTCTCTTCTTTTACTGTGCTACCACCAAGTCTAGCAGTAACAGTGTTTGCTAAACTCATAAGTCTTCCATAGAGATAATCCCCCGGACAACTCTTGTTAGCAAACCATCTGTGAACTGTTAAAAGCATTTCATCACTTGCAGGAACATAAGCAAGTGCTTTAGCCTTATCAGCAATCCAGATTAACTTGGTCTTCTTGTTACGCTTGCAAATATCAACACATAAGTCCACCAACTTATTGTAAACAGTGCTGTTTACTGCATAAGGGTGTGTCTTGTCCGAAGCACACTCAATAGTAACTGCTCTCTGGTCATTGGCACTAGAACTACTGCACCAACTTCTGTTTGCTTCATCAACACACAAAACAACTCTTCCGTCATAACCAATACCATAGTTACAACTTGCTTTTCTGCTAGGACTTGTAAAACAAGAACCAATTCTTTCAGCAGATAACTGTCCTACAACAACGTGTGGAGTAATTCTGTCAATCTTTTTAGTTCTCACACCACTGTGATTAGGACTCATCACTCTGCAATTTACTAAACTACTATTGCTCATAGTCTTTTCCTCCTTTACTTTATCATATTTTGTCAAATCCCACTGCTCAAGCACTCTGTACACATTCTCAACATACTTGAGAGAAGTGGCATAGCCATCTTCTTTAATGAGTTCTAAGTACTTGTGTGGGTCTTCAACACCTTTGAGGTTCTCATAGTTTGGAATATTGATAAACTGAAAATATCCAAGGACACCATCTTTCATATTATCAAAAGCATACCATGCTGTTGTGTTAGGAAGAGGTGTATAAGAACCATCTTTGTTCTGTTCTGAACCTCCATCTTCAAAATAACCACTGTTACAGGTCACTCTGTTCTTTCGGTATTTTAAGCCAAAGTAATTATGGTACTCCGCTTTCTTTGAAGTACCATAACCACTCTCTAAACACGCTTGTGCAATAATAGGACTACACACTTTAATACCGAACATTGGTGCAAACTCTTGTACATGACCTGCAATAGCTTCAATAAACTCTTGCTTTGTCATACTTATTTACACCTCGTCTTTTTGATGATTATTCAGCTTTCCGTCATCTAACAAGTCCTTACACAAGTCAAACCACAACTGAATTACTTTTCTTAATAATTTTTCAGTAATGAACAGGTTAAAAGGACTCGGAATGGCACTTCTAGCCAACTGCACTACATACTCAAACTTCTGCTCATTCTCTCCATACTGAAACTCATGTTCAGCTTCAATGAAGAGGTTGTACACAGTCTTGCGGATTTTCTCCAACCCAACGTGTTGAACAAACTTCACCACAAGGAAGATTGCAAGTGCAAGGACAAGCACCAAAAAGATGATTGCTAATACAGGGTTTTCAATTAAGAAATTGTACATACTAACACCTCCTATAAGAATTTGTTTTCATGTAAACAGTGTTGGTACACGTCCTCTATGTACTTAAACTCACTGTCAATGAAATGGTTTGGTATATCATGGAGTTCACAGTAACCAACATAGTCACTGTAGTCTCTCATAATATTCTCAAAGTGATTTTGTGTGTGGTGGTCTCCACATCTGCATGAGTCAGCAAATTCGATAATTCTTGACCTTAATCTCTTAGCTTCTTTTTCGTCATCATCTTTCTGCTTCTCACTAAATTTTCTGTCCACCTTTTTATCTAACTCAATAATTGCTTCGTTGTTAGCTTTCTGTTGCTGTTCAATCTTGGTTAGCCTTGTATCTACATTATGGGTCAAACATTTGCCTATCCACTGTAATAAATGTGTCCAAGGCTTAAATGGTAGTTTCTTGGCTTTCTCAACAACTACACTAAGTACTGTGATTGTTCCCACTATGAAATAAATAATGTCTTTCAGTGTGATTGACTCTAAAAATGCAAAATCATTCATAGTGACTCCTAAACTCCTTTCTTAATATTCTTAAGTTATGATACCACATTGAGAAAATAAAATCTATACAAATTTAAAAGACCCTACTGAAATTCTTCTCAATAGGGTCTCTGTGGTCTTACTCTTCGTATTCAACACCTGTAATCTCATAGAACTCATCTTCGGTAATCTTGCCCTTTTTAACAGCATTTTTTACCATCTTGATGTTCCAAAGACCTTTATCATAGTACATCTTAATCTTGTCAAAATCTTTACTCTTCATAATCTGCACCTCCCATTTCGGTCTCGTCCATTACTGGAATTTCAACGTCTGCCATCATAGCAACATAGTCAAGCATAGCCTGTGTGTTTGCAAGGTCAGCTTGCATTGCTTCATACTTCCTCTGTTGAACAGGGTCGTTTTGTTTCTTATAAGGATTACTCATGACTTTATTCTCCTTTCCATAAATCTGCATAGTATTTATCCATTCTCTGTAACAATTTAGTGGAGTTACCTTTACTTGCGTGGTTTCTCCAAGCGGAATAACATTCATCTACTTTGGCTCTGGTTCTTTCACCTTTCTTAGCAAGAGCAACAAGCCTATAGAGTTTCTTTCGTTCACGCTTCACATTTTCTGGATTTAGTGTTTTTATCACCTTACCTGTCTTTGTGAGTCTGAATATGAACCCAAGAAAAAGTATTCCATCACTTATTGGATAGACTCTTGTTTTCTTCTCATTAAATGTAAATCCCATCTTAGAGAGTTCTTCCCTTAAACGACACTTACACTCTTCAAGGTATTCAGCGTCCTCATGAATGAGAATAAAATCGTCCATGTATCTGATATAAAACTTAATGTGCAATACTTCTTTTACAAAGTGGTCTATGGGGTCAAGCACTGAAATTCCTGCTATCTGTATCATCTGACTCCCCGGATTAAATCCTATGTCACCTGCATACTGTTCATCAAGGACTTTCTCTGCTCTGTTGTAGATACAAGCACCCAAACTCTTGCGAAATATGTCTTTGGCTACACTGTGTTGCATATTGGGATAGTACCCATGTATATCACACTGTAACACTGACCAATTAAGACCTCTCTTTCTAAAACACTTCTGCAAGAAACAGACAAGTCTATCTCTTGCGTCATCAGTTCCCTTACCTTTCTGGCAAGCACAATTATCTCGTATGAACCTCTTGCTCATTGTTGGGTATATAGCGTTGTCGTTAAGACTTCTCTGATATATCCTGTCTCTAAAGGTGATACTCAATATGTCTCGTTCCTTTGGTGAGGTCACTTTAAACTTATAAGGCTTATTCGCTTTGTAGGTCTCATTCTTTAACTGTTCCTCTAAAGTCAGCGTTCTTTCAACACCATTCAAGAAGTAACTCTGGACTGACCCTTTCCACATAACACCTTTTCTGCACTTATACATTGACTGATACAAGGCTTCAAATCCAATAACATTCTCAAGATTATCCATTCAAAATAGTTTCCGCAACGTGTATAGTTGTACCAACTTTAAAGGTGATTAAAGTTGACAACATCATTGACAGTATTGTTTAGCCATAAGGCAAGGGTTTTCGGTTCTTTGTGCCATATTTCATAGTGCGTCACTTCTACAAAGTGACTTGTTGTGCCTATTATTTTTTACACAATCCGGAGCACACCTATTCGCATTGATAGCGTTGTTGTTGTTGACATTACCAGAAGAGTTCACATTCCATGTATTGTTAGCATTACCACGATTACTGCTACGCAGTCGAACATTCTGCGTCCTTAACCTACACCCTATATAGTGAACGAATGGTTACTTAATATCACCATAACGCTTACTATCTGACTCATTCCAACTACGGATTTTGTTTCGGACAGTGATTGTCTTCTCTCCCCAATACTTAATCCGTTTCGATTTAAGGTGGAACACTTCTTGTGCCAACTGCATTAAAGCTAAGAGGTTATTACAGTTCAAAGCAGATTGCTTCTGCAACCTGTTTCTTTCTTCCCAATCTTCTCTTGTCTTAACATAAATGTTATTAGCAGTCCAACAGTCCATGTAGATACTTTTCGCACAGCTTATTATATCATTGGTGATACCATTGTTATACTCTGGTAAGAACACGTTCTGATTTTTTGTTATCTGTATGGTGTATGTTGCCAAACTTCTTGCTAGAATGATGACTTCTAACTTACTGTGACTTCTTTCACCCTCTGGTACTGACACGTCCGTTCCTCCTTTCTCTATTTAGTTTATATAATGCTCCACCATGTAGTGAGAACACCTCAATGGCATTCCCAACCTACATGGTGGTTGGGGATTAAGTTAATGCCCTCTGATTAGCACATGGCACAAACCGGAGCACACCTATACGCATAGATAGCGTTGCTGCCGTCGACATAACCAGAAGAGTTCACACTCCACGTATTGCTAGCACTACCACGATTACTGCTACGCAGTCGAACACTCTGCGGAGAAGTAGGGTTCTCAATAGCAAATGTTCTCATCTGTGGGAATGTACCTCCCTGTGCTAAAGGAGTAGCTGACTCTGATACTCTCTTCCAATACTCAAAAATATCACCCTCACCTGCAAGCTGTGGATTGATGTGCATATTTACAAGAGCAGGTAAGAAGAATGTATCATAAGTGTCCTCAAGGTCATCATCTTCAATATCACCATCAGTAACAGTGTTAAGTGCTGTAGTCACTTTAACTTTACCTAAGGTCTTAAGGAAGTCATCACCATAGCCACTCATGAAACCTGCTTTGGTTGCTAATTGGTCTGGTGCTCTGTCGAATTGGTTCTGTGCAAGCCACCAAGCATTTACATCAGCGTCACTGTTCAACCACTGTCTGATTGCACTTTGAGACCATCTGTTGTAACCATAACCTACTCTGTGCATTGCATTAAGTACTGCGTCTGCACTGTAAGGTGTGTTAGCACTAAGTGTACCTAAAGAAGTACCTGCACTACCCTCGGTTACTTTTACAGTCTCGATTGCTTCTGTAGCTGTAATGGACTCATAAGAAGATACTGTCCAAGTATTTGGTGCTTGGTCTGGCATTGCTCTAAAACCACAAAGAACACCACCTACAGGAACGTCTTTAGTCAATGTGAACTGATATACTTTATCAGCTACTACATTATTGCCCCAAGAATTTCCCATGGTAATGTTGTAAGTACCTGCTTTAAGAACAGCGTCTTTGCAGTGATAAAATGCTTCATAGTTGTCAAACTGTACACCAAAAGGTGTTGCATAGTGCCACTGTAAAAACATTGCAGGAACTTCTTCACCATCTGCTAAAGTAACATTGCCAAAGTGTACAATGTCATGTGGCACTTGGTAAGTGATACCTGTTGCTTTGTCTGTCCAAGGCACTACAATCTGGTCTCCAATGTGGAACATATCTTGTGCTTTTCCTGCACGAACAATGTTATGAATGTCTTCCAGACTAGAAGTGTTTGCGATTGCTGTATTTGCGATTGCGTTCAGAAGCATATTCTGTGTCTGCAAGTGTTCAGCAATCTTCTTACCTGTTTCATCTAAGATGATAGGTTTCTGAACTTTACTCATTTACTTTTCCTCCTTATTCTTCTTCAAAAGTAACACACATTTCGCCACTCTCGTTTAATGATAAACCAAGGTCGGAAACAGGTGTCACTTTGTATTCATCAACAAAGCTGTTGAGGTCAGAATTAAATGAGCCAACCTCTACATACTTAGCTGTGTCTGTGTTACTAGGTACTTCTGCACCACACATCAATGTGTAGCAAACTGCCTTTCTGCGTGTAGTTTCAACAGGACTTCTGCTGTCTTGGATTGGATTACTTACTGTAGCACCTGCTGTATTACCATAGGCTTTAAGAGTATCAGTTCTTGTCACATCAACTTCTTCCACCTTGAAGTAAGCATACTTGTTAGCATTACTTAAAGTAACCTGCACACTCTGAACATAAGCAGTAAGACCACTTTCTTCTAAGATAACAGTGTTCTTCACTGTCAGCACTTTTGTGTCCTTGTTGAACACTAATGAGTCATCTGCAAGTGGCAACACACAAGACCCAAACGCTTTAATTACTCTGGATAACTTGGTGGTCACAATCTGCTGTAACTCATTCATTTCAACCTCAAGCAGTGGTTTGTTAGCACCAAAGACAACACTTGAAAAAGAGGTATTCTCATTGTAATTACTATGCTTTTCAAATCCGTTCATAGCGGTTTACCTCCTTATACTAAACTAAGAGTAAATCTCATTGTACGCTCAATGACCATTTCCTCTGTCTTGGTGATTACTGCATGGTGTCTCTTGTTAATCATGATACCACTGTTTGCAACTGCTGTTGCATTTCCTCCGAAAATACCAAATTCTCTCCAAACACCATTACAATCAGAAGCACCAAAGGTGTGTTTGATTTGAAGAATGTTTGTAGGTGTGGACACCACTTCATAATTGGCATTAAGGAATGATAACTCACTAGCACTGATAGGAACACGACCTAACTCTGCTGTGAGTCTTGTAGCAGTAATGTCTGGTGTTGGCATTGTGTTATCCCACGCTTCTGCACCACTACCTACTGCCCAATACTGAATACCTGCATATCCAGACTGTTGTTTCAACAGACACATAACTAAATTCAAGAATGAGTTTACAACTAAATTCTGTCCTACTCTTTCTTCAACTAAGACACCATTCTTGAAAATTCGGTCAGTAATCTGTCCTGTCATGTGTACATTGGAAGCGTCACCTGCAAGTAACTTCACTGCGAGATTTTCACTATCCTGTTGACACATAGATACATTTTCTCTCATCATGGTCTTTTTACCTCCTTGTGATATTTGTTGTATATAGAGAAAAGGTGATACCCTTAATATTATTAAGAATACCACCTTTTTGGCTTTTTAGCAAGTAATTATTGATATTGAATTGTACCTTAACATACTTGTCATCTATTCAACCTTATAAATATACAAAGATGCATAACCATTAGTGCCTTTTGTAACATTGGCTGTAATTTCTACATTTGCTTCAATATCGAATACCCAAGGCTCTGTCACCGTTCCTGTGGATACAAGAGTTGCTTCGGCCGGTATTGTCCATCCCATATTTTTAACAGAGCTGGCACTGGCTTCATCACCAGTATATCTTTGAAAATAATATATATTGCCACCAAAAATCAATACATTGCCATTTACCAATAATCTTTCTTGAACAGGCTCATTACCACAACCTTGAAACCAAAACGCATATCTTCCACTCTCCAACACTTTCAAACTACCTGCTGTACTACCAACTGAAAAACCTTGATATTCTAAAGGTATTATACCAAAACTATTGTTCTGACCGCAAAAAGCAAATACTCTATCGTTTACATTGTTTACAACCTTTTCATATATAGCGTCAATCTTTTCCTCTGTTTTAGCGTTCATACTTCCTCCACCACCATTGTTAAAATAAGCCATTATAAACACCTCACTTTCACTGTTATATCTTTTTCTTGTGCTTCATACATTATTGTGATACTTCCATTTGTCACCACAGGCTCTTCAACAGGACTAACACCCCAGACAGTGTAAATATCTACAATAGAGTCTTCTTTAATACGCTCATCTGTAAGTGTTATAGAGGTCTCACCTGCTTTCAATTCACCGACAATGAAATTTAACATATCATTCTCTAAAGAGTTAATTTCACCCTCCAACACTTTCAGTTGACTCTCAATATTAGTAAGGTCAACCTTTTGTGTCTCAAGCTGTGCAATCTCATAGAAAAGACCTGTGTATGGGTCAACTTCATCTAACACTTTTGAAATCCACCAATCTGGTACATCAATCTCAACTATGTAGAGGTTGTCACCTACATTGTAAAGACCTTTGTTTGCTTCATCAGACAGGAATATCCTCATAGCTTCTGTAGTGTAGAAAACGTGTGCTTGATTTCTGCCTTTGGCAACTTTAAGTGCTGTGTCAACATTTTCGTTTGTTAAACTTAAAGAAACCTGCAAGTCATCAATTCCGTCTTGCAGGTTATCATATAAGTCTTTATTCATTACAGTAACATGGTCTGTAACTTCTCTCCTTGAATACATTATTGTTTACCTCCTTATACTAAACTAAGAGTTTAATGGAGGATAACTGCCTTTTCGCCATTTGCGTAGGTGATGGTGTCATAATTGTTGATACCATTAGTGAAAAACCCTCCATTAAGCACATTATACTCGCTGTTAGTAAATGCGTCTATAGGTTGCACTAAACTACCAGAAACTACCATACTGTGTTCAATGTGGTCTTCTACAATATCAGCAATACCATCATCATAGGTGGCTAAAATACTCTCACCCATTATTGCTTCACCAAGAAGAGCATTATATTCAATTTTCTTTCCTTTTGACCAAATACTAACATTCTCATTATAGACATTTTTCACACAATTTGTCAAGTATTCAGACAAAATAACTTTTTGCTCTTCCAGAACAGGAACAGGCTTAAATATATCAAAGAACTCATCTACCCTTACAAAGTAGTTGAGAATACGTTTATCATTGGTGTTAAAGTTGTCATTATTCAACACACCGATAAGTGGTGTAAACTCTATGTCAAGACCTGCTTTTTCATTAAGGATAAAGGTAACACTGTCTTTGTGTTGGTCAACCTCAATATAAACAGGAACTTCATTCAGCACAAGGTCTCCATTAAGGACTTTTTCTGGGTCATTTAAAGTGGAGTCTTCTGACTGAATTGCAAGGTGTTGTAATCCACCTACTTCATCTTTGGTCTCTATAATCAAGTCTTCTAACCACTCTCTTGTGATAAGTCTCAAGTCCTCATAGAACATATAGGAATACACTAAGGATTTCTTTGAGTAGAATGGTAAAAACTTTTCCAAAATTCTGTTGAACTGTTCAACTTCTGGGAAGTACTCACCAATGTTATAGTCCATTTCAAGTTTGACTTCAATGATAGGTGTAAATCCATCTTCATCAATAGTGGTGTTAGTGGTTACTTTAACACCAGACAGTGCAGAGGTAATAAACTCTACAACATCTAATGAGCCTTTCTTTGACCACGCTTCACCTAACTTTGGTAACAGGTATCTTAAGTAGTTCTCTGGAATACCATTAAACGTCTCAAAGCCAAACTGACGCAAGAGAATGGGTAGGACTTTGGAGTCCACCCTTTCTGCGTCAATTAAAGTAGTGATACCATTTATGTCAGTGATAGTAGGACTAAAACCTCCGTCTGCTAATGCTTCTAAGTATCTCTTGAGTGCATATTTCTGGCTTACGTCATCTTCCCTATATTTCGGTGGAAATCTGTTATACATTTTCAACCCAAAATCTTTGTCATTTAATGTATTTGCCATGACTCATCACTCCTTTCTTATAAGTATTCAGCAGTAATTGTTACAGTACCTAAGGTAAGCACATTTTCTTCTGCACTAGGTCTAATAATATCCTCTGTTGGTGTGTTGATACGGAATGACAAGATACCATCAAAGGTGTTCTTAATCTCATTCTCAATATCAGACTTTGTAAGTGTGTCTCCAAACTGTAACTCACCATAGTGGAATGTCACACCCTCTAAATAAGCTGTTGCATTTGCCACTAACTCATCTTTGTCATAGTCTGGGTCAACAAACATTTTAGCCGAAATATTTACAGGCTGTGGAACATAAGAATGTAACTCATGTGAGATACCTGCAATACATCTTGCACCAATGTATGACATTATGTCTGACACTAGCTTATCTGTCATGCTATAACCATTTCTAAGCATATAGAAGAGGTCAACATTTCTCGGATTATTCACCTCATCTTTTCTCATAGCTTTCACACACAGTAGGTCATAAAAGTTAATCCTTAAAAGGTCTTCATAGTCCTCAAAGGTGACTAATCGGTCTCTGGTTCGGAAACTTGCAGGTGCATTTTGTTTAATGCTGTCAAGACTCTCTTTCTCATGACCTAACACTGTTGCTTCAAGGTTAAATGTGGACTCCACATAAGCAATGCTTGTATCTAACTCTGTGATGATATTAGCACTTACATTACCCACTTCACCACCACCAATTCTGTAGTTGGCAACAATACCATTTGGATATGCTGTAGGAACTTTACCTTTCAGACCATTTCCAAACTCTACAGTACACACATTAAACTCATCAACGCTAGTCATGAACACCTTGCTTGTCTCATCATAGTCAAGGAAACTGTCAACTCTCTTCCAGAGTTCTTGACCTGTTCCCTCATTCACATAGAGTTCAATACTGTCAACTAACACTCCTGTGTAGTTTAACTTGAAAGACTGCAAAGGTGCACCAGATGAAGTTCCAATAACATCTTGGTACACACTAGACCCATGTTTAATTGTAGCTGTGTATAAGTACTTGCCATTCTTGTCTTGCTCATTACCAAGAGCACCACTTGGGATAATAAGGTCTTCCATGGTCTCAAAGTAAAGTGTAGCAAGGTCAGAAGAGTCTTTGGTCTTGACTACAGTTCCTTTAGGAATAACTGTTATCTCATCTCTAGGCTCACCTAAAACAAACACTTGCTCATACTCACTTGCTGTCTGATTATAAGGTGTGTAGCCTAAACACTTGGCAATAATAACTGCAAGACTTCTATCCTGTGTAGTAGGAAGAAGCACATCATTTGCAATTATATCTAAATACAACGAAAGAATATCCAGACCATTTGCGAGTGCTTCAAGTATTACAATACCTGCGTCAGTACCACTTGTGTCTGTATATTCTGGCATTTTCTCCTGCAACTTTTGTATAAGCAGTTCTCTAAATGCTTCATAATCCCTGCTTGTGTAATCAATATTAGCTGTTGGTTTTCTACTCATGACTCACTTCACCTACCTTTATTTTACTTGTGTAAAAAGTGTTGTACTTAATGATTTTGTATGAGATTAAAGCATATAAGTACTCTACTCCATTATCATCTACTTCGACTTCAAACTCTATGCCATCTTCTTCACATTCAATTCTTCGCTCCAATCTGTCAAGGTCAGAAACAATTCTGGTCTTTAACACCTGCTGTAAGGTCAAGTCATTTGGCTCAAAAAGAAGTGAAGTAACAGTGGTATAAATATCTGCTTCCATAGGTCTTTCTAAATAATTTGTGTTGAATATCTGTTGAATACTCTCCGCAATGTGGGTTGGGTCTGTTCTGCTTGTTGTTGACATTACACACCCACCACGATTACTTATACGGAAAGGATAACTGATACCTGTAAATCCACTCTGTGGCATAGGTCATTACCTCCTTTATTATACAGGCAGTCCTGTCTCGTCACCACCTGTTGTAACACCACTGTGCTTGTGTGATGTAAGAGAAACATTGTTTGCAACAACGCTTGTAGTACCAAGTACTGTAGAACCTTTGACTTGTGCTGTAGCTGTCACATTCTTAGCAGATACAGAAGCGTCAGCATTGATTGTACCTCCACCATTCTCACTTGCTGTAGCAGTAATATCTCCTGCTGAAACAGAATAAGCAGTGACTTTACCTTTAACTACAAGGTTTCCGTCAACTGTCACTTTGTTGTGCTCTATCTTTAAATCACACACTCCTGCTCCAACATTTATGTCTATTGTACCATCTTTCATTGTGATTGTACAGTCGGCATAACTAATAATTCTTACTTTGTCAACATCAGAATAGTTACCACCTAAAGGAGACATATTCTTCTGCCACCAACCACCAAAGTAAACAGGTCTATTAGCGTCACCTGCAATGAATTGAACCCACACTGTCTCATCTTTAGCAGGAATACAAAAATCACCACCATTATCATAGGCAACAGGAACTACAGGGTCACACCATGCACTCTCCGTACTTCCTCCTAAAACTTCTGGACATTTAATTTTTATTCTTCCACGCTTCTCTGGGTCATTGATATTTGTAACAACACCTTGATACATACCATAATATTTATTTTCTGCCATAACTATACCTCCTAAGGAATGATAAATACTTGACCCGGATAAATCAAGTTAGGGTTAGCAATCTTTCCTGTGTTTGCGTCAACAATCTTAGTGTACATAGAACCACTTCCATAAAATCTCTTAGCAATATTCCAGAGACAATCACCCTTAACAACAGTGTATGTTCTCTGTGCTGTACTTGCTTGAGGTGAAGAAGCAACTTTCTTCTCCACAGCAGGTTTCTGGGTAGTAGAAGAGGTAACTTTAAGAGATTTACCAAAGTCTGTTCTGATAAGCACTGCACTATGAGAATAACCATTACTACTAATTTGTCTTGTCACTTCTTTTACATAATAATTACCACTTAAATACTTACCAAGACCCTCTAACTTTACAGTATCACCTGCTCTTAATTTTATGGTCTCTTCTGTAACAATGAAACTTAAAGTACCAGAGAGTGTGTTTAACTCAATGGTGTTATATTGTTTCTCTACTGAACCTGTACTACTGTCTTTGTCGGAAGTGGAAGAAGTGAGGTTATCACCATTACTACTATTTTGGCTACTTGGGGAAGTATCAGTATCTTCTGTTGTAGTCGTACTCTTTGTCCATTCACCTGTACTTGGGTCATAGGTGTATGAAGAACTTCTTGGCATAATCTCACCTCCTTAATTCTTAGTCCACGTTCTTGTTGCAGGGTTATAAGTATAACCACCACTAGCACTCTGGCTAGAAGCACTACCATTCTCACTTGCACTACCACTTCCAGAACTGACTGTACCATTGGAAGTAGAAACACTCTTATCACTTGTGTTGACAGAAGCACCACTAATTTCAACTTTCTTAGTCTCTTTGTTAATCTTAGGACTAAAACTGATAACCTCATGTGGGTACTTCTTGTAAGTCAAGGTCATTTTAGGTGTCTCTAATTTACCCATCTTCACATAGTAGAATGTATTTCCAACTAAACGTGCTGTAAATGGGTAAACTTCATCACCTGCAAGTTTGGTAATGAAGTCAATATCTGTCTGGTTTGACTGTGTAATGGTCTCATGAGTTTTAAAGGCATAATCACTCTCAATAACACATGAATAACCATAACTCTGCACAATCTTCTTAACCACGTCAGCATTTGTACAATTATTAAAGGTTGCGTCTTTCTTTGTCCTATTCATAATATGGGTGTTGTCCATACAAGTAATAGTCAATTTCGGACTACCTGTATTTTCAAAGTTTATATCAATGGCACTAATGTACCCCTCAAAATTCACACGATAGGTGGTGTTATCCCACCCCAACTTTATTTTGATAGAGTTGTCTTCTAAGAAGATGTTATCCTCTATAAAAAGAAACTCTGGGTCAGTGATAACAAGTGTTGCTGTATCACTGCCCTCAACTGTCTCTTTTATATCAATAGAGTTTATACAGGCTTTCTTATTCATTCCGAGTTTAGTACCACTAATCCAAACATCATAAATTATGGCTAAAATGCCACCTTGTTTATACTTAGACATTTACTAAACTCACCACCTCTTCATAATCTGGAATGAGAATAACATCACCACACTGTATGTCAAACTCTGTTCTGTATTTAGGGTTTGCGTCTAAAATCGCCCATCTTAGAGCACAAACACCATAGTAACGAAAAGCAACACCATCAAGTGTATCACCCTCACACCATTCATGGTTGGTGCAATTTTCTTGATTGAAAGTAAAACGCTTTCTCATTTCAAGTGTAGGACTATCCCACCCCAATCTGGTGGCTTGTCTTGTATGTAAGTATCTTGAATTTTCATATACTGCCATTATGCACCCACCTGCCTTACTGTTAATGTGAAACGTGTCATGAGTGGCTGACCATCTTCATTCAACCACTCATCATTCACGTCTAAGTGTACAAGTACTAAGGTCTTTACAAAGTAACCATAAGCAAAAGTGAATGTAGGTGGCTTTGTAAAAGACTCTTTATTCTTTTCTGGTGGTAAAAGACCCTCAAGGAACTTTCTTGCAGTGTTAATCTTACCACTATAAGGCTTATCATAATAAAACACTTCAAAAGAGAACTCTCTCACTTGACCTCCGACATATTGAGTTAAAGGATAACTCATGCCCGGACTTTCGATTGAAGTGTAGTTTGCCCCTCTTCCGTATGGAACGGAAGTAGGGTTAAACTGAAAAGTCATCTTTTTATTATTGTCATTTCTGATAACATAACACCTTGTCTTTGCTCTGCTGTCTGCATTAAACTTACTCATCTACATTCACCTCCTTATGCGTAGTTCAACATTCTGTCTAACTCTTGTTGTCTTCTGATATATTCAAGCACCATTCTAGCAAACTTCATTGCTTCTTCCTCGGAAGCGTTCTGTACTGTTACTTGAATAGCACCCTCATTGAACACTACGGAGTTGTCTGTGTCACCTTGGATTGTCTGGTTGTTTGTGGTGTTAGTTGTCAAATACTTCTGGTAGTTATTATCACCTTGAGTATTAGAAACTTGGCTAGTGGAATTGCTTACAGGCTCAATGCTACTCATTTGAGTAGAAATCATCTTAGCAAGGACTCCAATCCAACCTGTATTATTCTCAAGTGGCATAACTGCTTCTGCACCTGCTTCACCCACTACTGAAAGTGTAGGTGTGGTTACAACACCACCTTGTGCTAACTGTGGCACTTCAAGTTCAGTGATTTTAGTGATACTTACACCCGGAATTGCATTGATTACATCAATAGCACCATTCAGTGCACTGATAACACCATTGATAATTCCACAGATAAATTCAAGTACTGCATTTACTGCTCCCTTAAGAACACTTGTGATTGTATCTGCTACAGTGTTAAATGCTGTGGTAATTCCCTCCCAAAGTGTACTAAAGAACTCTGAAATTGGTGTAATGATATTAGTACTAATCCACTCAACAATGGTCAACATTACTGACTTAACACTCTCAATGAATGAGGTCACACCTGTTACAATTCCCTCCCACAATCCACTAAAGAATGTGGAAACAGGAGTTATGATGTTAGTGTTAATCCACTCTACGATTGTGCCAATTACAGCTTTCGCACTTTCTACAAAGGAAGTGATACCTGCTACGATTGTGTTCCAAAGTTCTACAAAGAAGTTCACAATAGGGTCAATCACATTTGCTTTAATCCACTGTACAAACACACTTACCAGAACTGTGATAATCTCAACTACTTTCATCACGATTTCCACGATTTTTGAAACGATTGGGAATACAATATTGGTAAAGAAGTTCACAATAGGTTGGATAACATTTGTGTAAATCCAACTTGCAATAGTGCTAAAGAAAGTCTTCACTTTATTTATTACAGTAGATACACCTGTCACAATTCCGTTCCACAAATTAACAAAGAATGTTGCTACAGGCTCAATTACATTGTCATAAATCCAACTTCCTATTGTACTAAAGAACTCACAAATCTTCGCCCAATTATCTTTAATTAAGACAATGGCTGTTGTAACAACACCAATGATACCTGCAACGAGAGCCGCTATCGGTCCAGAACAGATACCTAAAATAACTGCTCCAACTGCACCTATAGCAAGACCTACCCACTTAATAATCTCCCAGAACCAACTGAAACCATCAATAAGCTGTTTTACAAATCCTGTTACAGCCATTGCAATACCACCAACAAATGAAATGATACCTGCTACTGTAGTTCCAACAGAACCAAACACTATTGTAAGAGAGTCTTTTAAGCCAATACCACCAGAAGCAACTGCTTTAAATACTTCTAGTAATTTTGAGAAGAAGCCAACACCTTGACCTCCTTTCAATACAGTAATCATTGCTCCAATTCCCTCGGCAATTTTTCCAAACACACCACCAAGTTTTAACTTAGAAACTCCTTGGAAAATAGCCACAATAGGTGTGAGGAATTTTGCAACAGCACCAATAGCTTTAACAATTCCATAGAATACTAAAGCGTCTGCTGTAAAGTTGGCAAAACTTTGTCCAAAGTCATACCATGCTTGTGTGTCACCACTTGCTAACTTCTGTAGGAACTCTGTGAGATTATCTACTAAAGACTCAAGTGCTGTTCCCTCAATATTATCAAGGAAACCCATTACTGCTGTCTTTACATTCTCACCGATTTGTTTCCAACCATCAATGAAGCCTTGCTTAAAGAAGTCAAATCTGTACTTGAGGTCAAGGATAGCTTCAACAAGTGGAAGAATACCTAACTCTTTTGCTTTCAAGAAATTCTCTTCACTTAGTGTGTAGTCATTCCAACCATCTGCTACAGCTTTAAACAACATCATGACTTCCATGAGACCCACTGTGAGGTTACTAAAGAAGTCATCTTTACTATTCAAGTCTGCAAGAACTACTTTAAGGTCTTCAACACTTCCATTTACAGCTTGATATGCTGTTTTGAAAGATGTAACAAGACCATTTACAAAGAATGTGGTGTTGGTTCTAATTCCTGCAAAATCACTCTTCCAAGCAAGTGCAAGAAGACCAATAGTTGCTGTAAGTGGTAACAATGTTCCAAGTATCTTCAAAGCACCTGTCTTAATAAGTGTTCCAATGCTACCAAAGGTCTTACCCATGGTCAGAAGCATTAAACTAAGACCAGACATAGCAGAGGTAACTTTAAGTGCTACACCTGCTAAAATCAAAAGGACACCTACTACTGCAACACCAATAGTTGCAATCTTAACTAATTCTGGATTATTTGCTACTAAACCTCTAAGACTATCTGCAAGTGCTAACACTTTGTCAATTACCCATTCTAAAGGAGTCATAATAGACGTTAAAGCACTACCAATCACATTTGCTATATTAGTTAATTCTTCATCTGGAATTGCAAATACATAATCCGAAATTTTTGTGATGAGGTCTGAAAACTTATCATACACACCACTTTCTGAAATTTTTGCAATGGTCTGGAAAAGAATGTCTCCCATATTAGAGAGTCTCTGCATAGGTGTACCTGCTAAAGAAGCGGTCATTCCAAGCATACCTAACTTTTCAATAAGGTCTGCAACTTGCTGTGCTCTAGCTTCCATAGTAGAACCTTTATCTTCTCCAAGAATACTTGTAATATCAATACCTGCACCTCTCTTAAGTGATAGTGCATTTCCCTCTGCAATATACTCTCTAAGAGCACCCATAGCGGCTTGAATACCTGTACCATAAGCATTTCTCATTTGAGGTGCGAAAGCCGCTAAATCAGACGCATAATCCATAAGTGTCTGACTAGCACTACCTGTGCTAGTTGCAATCTCATCAAATGCTTCAATACCCACAGACTTTAAAGAGGTTACTACAGGAATGAGGTCTTCAAACGCAAATATGCTATTCTTAGCATATTCTTGAATTTTACCTAACATCATGTCTCCTGCTCCCTCACCTAAATCGGAGTAGAGCATTTGTAACTGATTACCTGCGTACATTAAAGTAGTTCCTGTGTCAGTTACTTTTCTTATTACTTGACCTAGTGTAGATATGATGGTGTTACCCATACCTAAAAAGGCACTTCCTATCTGGTCAGAGACAACAGAAAGAGCAGACAACGAAGCCATCTGGTCTAAAGATGACGTTGCGTTCTCTGCTGTTTGTGTTAATGTGTTCAATGAATTTACAGCATTGTTAATACCTGCTGTCGCATTATCTGTAAAAGATAACACTAAACCTAGTCCGAAATCCATCTAGGCACTCTCCTTTCCCTTAATGACTTTCTTTGTATTTAGGTTTCTTAGGAGTTGTGCCACTATTACTGCCACTACCACTTTCGGCTTTTAACTGTTGTCGTATTCTGTCATTGAACACCCCACGCTCTGTGCATGGAGTGTTCCAACATTCTTCTCTACTCCAATGATAGAAGTAAGCAAGGTTGTGTACTTCCATAAGTGTCATGTCTATGTTAGTGTTGCACAATATGTCATCACTAACAAAAGACATTGCACCCATTATAAAAAATTTGACTGACCAACCTCACCACTAATATCTTGACCACAAGTAGAGCAGACAATATCAATATTAGTATCAAGACCAAAAGTATTCTCTTTGATAATTTTCTCTAAAATCTCCCTGTCTCTAAGAGTCATTTCGTTTACATTATTCTGTGTTACTAACGCACCATCATTAAATGCGATAAGACGTGTCAACATCATTGTCATAGCTGTGGACACATTCTTCTTGAACAGAGGTGTAACAATCTCTCTGTCAAATCCATTAGGAAGACGAAGAACACCCTCTTTGTGGATTTCTCCCTTTCCATCTTTGTAACCACGCAAAAGCGTAAAGTTGATTGCAGACTGACCCTTGTATGGTTTAAGACCAAACTCATCAGTGCTTACAATAGTGGTCAACTTAGTCTTACAGCTAGGGCAAGTGTGTTGGAACTCTACTTCTTTACCCTTAGAGAGTTCTCTAATCTTAAATGCCATGTAGTCTAAATCACCACCGAGAAGTTCTCTGATGATAGTTCCCCATTGAGCACCGCACTCTTTCTTAGTGAGAGTACCAATCTGGACAACACATCTTTCAACAAGAACATTCACCATCTTTGCACCATTGGAACGAATGTCAGCTTTACTGATAGCTTCTTCATCTTTACCATTCATTTCACGATAGGTAAAGGTGTTGTGAAGATTTCCGTCTTTGTCAACGTAACCTGCAAGCATAGGCACGTCATGAACATAACCATCTTCTGAAACTTCAACCTCATTCAGATTTCTAATGCTCTCACTTTCAATCTGACTTACTACTTTCTCAAGTTCGTTTCCGTTGTTTGCTTTCTTTAATCCTGCCATTATTCCTACCTCCATAACTGATATATTTATCTTGCTTCCTCTATAATACTATAAAACCCCCACTTTTGCAAGTAGGGGTTTCACAGCAACCATTATTTAATTAAGTTGGGAGGAAGAACCTTTATTACAGGAAGTACTCAAACTGCATTGTAAGAGTCTCAATGATTACATCATCACTTGTTGCGTCAAGGTCTCCGCACTCATACTTACTGAACCAACATTCAGCAAGTTGGAACTCTCTACGAACATTACCAAAGCGGTCACAAACTTGGATAACCACAGTGCTTCTACAGTTGTTATTGTTAAACACTGTTTCATACTGTGTCTGCAAGTAGTCATCAGCATACATACCTCTTTCAAAGGTAATCTCACCTACAGACTCTCTGCCCGGAAGTTTGTGTGCGTGTTCGTACATATTCTCCAAGTACTCAACAACTGCTACTTCTCTACTAAGACCTCCGACTTTCTGGAAACCAACACCTGTTGGAAGACCACTAATCTGAACCTTAAACATAAAGGACTGTAAAGGGTCTTGCTCAATGGTTCTGGAAGCAAAAGCCTTAGTAGTAATAACGTCTTTCAAAATCTTTGCAAATTTATTCATCACGCTTTACCTCCTTATTGTGCTTCAATAGAATGTGCTAACTTGATGATAACAAATTCAGCAGGTTTAACAGGAGCATATCCTACTTCGATATTCAACTGACCCTCTGCAATAGTGTCATCAGTGTTGTTAGAACTATCCACAGTTACATAGTACGCTTCATCAGCAGTACCTTTTAATGCCCCAGAGGTTCTTAAAGTCTCAAGGAACGCTTTGCAGGACGCTTGAACTTTAGACCAAAGTGCTTTGTCGTTAGGCTCAAACACTGCGAACTGTGTTCCATTGTACAGAGACTTCTTAATGTTGAGATTAAGCAAACCATCTGTTACATATCTCATGGTGCTGTCTTTAGCGTTAAGACTTCTTGCACCCCAAAGTACAATACCTGCATTTGGTCTGGAAGTCACACAGATAACACCTACAGGGTTAAGAGTGGAAATCTGGGTAGGAGTCAACTGATACTCCATTTCTACAAAACCTCTTACTACTGCGTCAACACCTGCTGGTGCTTTATGAATACCTCTGCTCTCAATGATACGAGCGTAAACACCCATAACATGACCTGCTGTTGGTACAGCTTTAAGAGAGTTGGTGAGAGGGTCATTCATCTTACCCCAAGGGTGACAAAGAGCACCTGTAAAGGCACTGATACTCTTTCTGTATGCCTTTGTAGCTTCTGCTGTAGAACCCATAGGCATATCTAAGATAGGGAAAAGACCATTGTTGTCACAGTAAGCTAAAACAGCGTCATTTACCACCTTAGAGGTCTGTCCGGGAATTGCTACAAAAGTAACGTCATCAAGGACACTAATCATTTCCAAAGCGTCTGCGTAGTCACTGTCTGTAAGAGCAGAACCATCAGAACCCTCTGCAAGAGTAATAGTCTCTTCTTTAAGTTCAGTAGTTGCTTCATCTACAGAGATAACACTAATCCACTGCTTCACTTTGCTGTTAGTGAGAATATCACCAATAGTCTCAAGGGTAACATCAGTGATTGTTACACTGTCACTTGTGCCAACTGCTACAATAACATCAAACACTTTGTTGTCATCTGCAAAATCAGCACCTTTCTTGAGAGTAACAGTAATTTCATTACCCCACGCACCCTCTGTGGAAGCTGTCACAGTGATACCATTTGTGCTAGTCTTTGTAGCTTTAACTGCGTCTTTCTTAACACTGCCAATGTAAAGTTCTTTACCACCATTAGTGAAGAAGCCATGAACTGCATAAGGCAGGTAGCTGTTCTCTAAAAATGGTGTATCTAAGCCATTAGCATACTTAGAAATAAATTCTGTCCAAGAACCAATCTTCTGTGCAACACCTGTGACACCACTTCTGGTAACACCAATCATGATACCTACAGAAGAACTTGCTTGGGTAATGGACTGTGAACCACTAACTACATCTTGTACATAAACACCCGGTGCATTGTAATTCATCTTTTATTCCTCCTTTTCTTTACTGTCTTTCTTAACAGCGTCTTTTTTCTTGGTCTCTGGATTAGAAACCTGTTGAATTAAAATCAAACCCTTAGTCACTAAATTCTTAATGTGAGGTGTGATTTCGTTATCCTTAATGGTCGTAGATTTCTTGTTATCAAGTCTCAAGGTCTTACCCTTTACTGCAAGGTCACATACAATCTGACCACCAGAATTGTTTGTCAATTTATACGACATAATCTTGTACCTCCTTATTGAGTCTCGCTTGTGTCAATACTTCTTTGAACAATCATAGGCTTATTATAACGTGTTTCGTCATCTAATTCTACCCATATCTGCAATTTTGTTAGAGAATGAAATAATCTTTCTCCATTCAGAACTAGGTCAGCTTTGGTAACACTACCTTTAACAAGACAGTTACAGCTTCTCTCAACACCACCATCATCAATGACTGTTAAGTTAAATTGACGGAAGTGTTTAGTCAACCATGTTCGTGTCATGGAGTCCATATCTGACTGATACTTCGCCCAGAAATCAATCTGGTACTCAAGATTAAAAGGAACAGCAGGGTCTTCTAAAATGACTTGCTTGTTCTCTAAATCTTCTCCTACTTTCACAGGGGCAGGATTATATCGGATTGGGTCATGCCTATGAGTAATATTGTATATGCTAACACATGGGAAAGTCTCAAACTTAAAATCCTCTTCTGGTTTTCTGACTACAAGTGCTTTGTCTTCTAATGCAACTAAAACACCATTAGCATTTCTTACTCTAATAGTGTCTTTAATCTCTTTCAGAAGTCCTGTATTCACTTCTTCAAACCATACATTTGCTGACATTATATCACTCCTTAATCAGTTCTTTCATCAAGTCTTTCCAATTATTCTTTAGAATATCTTCGACTTCTTCAATAGTGGGTTGCACAAGTGGTCTTGGTGGTATCTTATCTGTACCATACTCAAGCCAAATCATGAGTTCAGACATTTTCATTCCTCCCTCATGTCTCTTCCATGGTGAAGCACCTATAAACAAGGTGCTACCTTTAGCTGTGGACTTAATTCTTCTCACTGTGAGACCATTCTTCAATGCTCCTGTCTCAACATAGATGGTGTCATCACCACCTTTGAGTTCAATCGTTCTCTCTGCTAAAGGTGTCCAATTCAAGTCTTGGCTGTCAATATGACTTCTCATCTTTTCAAGTACAAACTGACCATCTTCCCACAACTGTGCTTCAAACGCAGGTTTCAGTCTTACAGCAAGGCTTCTTAGATATACACCTGCTCTATTCCAATCACCTGTTAGCTTTAATGACATATCACTCATTTACTTCACCACCATTTTCTTCTGGTGTCTCTTCTGGCTCTTCAACTAAAACTTCTGTGACGTGCTTATCCTCTGTGCAAACAAAATGATACATCAAGAACACATCTGCAATATAGGCTTTAGGGAGTATGTTTTCTACAGTGTAATAAACACCATGGAACTCAATAACTCCCTTTCGCATTATATCTAAGTCTGCATTAGTCACTCCCAACTCATTCTCTTGTAATGACTTCAAAGGAACTACAAACACAGCTTTATCTTTTATGCCCTCAACATCTTGCTCACCCTGTGTAGGTGTAAGTCTTGCTTGTGCCACCAATAACTTAGGTTGCTTATACAATTTGAACTTTTGCTCACCATACACATTAGTCTTGGTCTTGTCACTCAACAGATATAAGTTTATGCCATCTGTAACACCATCATTAAACAGTGTTGTGAATATCTCATTAACACCATCTACAAAGTCTTTCTGAATACTTAAATCCATACTAACACCTCATTTCTTACAAAGTGCTTTCAGACACTTCCTCTTCGTCTGGTAACAACTCTAAGGTTGTGAAAGACATTTCGGAATATCCAAAGACTTGGTTACGCTCAATAGAAATAACTGCAATATAATACACTTTCGCAGACTCTAAGTTCTTCACCTCATGGAACACATTTCTGATGTTAGATGTGCTTACAAGCAACTTCGCTTCCTCACTAATCTTCTTATCATAGGTTGCTCCCTCTTGGTACATATCGACAATAGGTTCAGTACTAATGTACACCTTAAAACGACCAAAATGACTTGTGTTAGTCACTCCCCAATGGAATTTAACACTGTCACTTGTTACTTCGTCTATCTTTAATGATACCTTTGGTGTCACCTGCTTCTCAAAATTTCTTTGAGTATAGTGTCTGTTACTTAAAAGCACATCATAACTACTGACTTCACCTTGACCCTCGTTTTCAAGCCAATTCTCATATTCGGCTCTGGCTTCTTCAACAAGTTTCATATAGTGTGAGAACCTCTGGCTCTGCTTTAAGTAGTTGTTATTATCAGCACCCATATCTACTTTGTCAGCTTTGATTACTGCAAGTTTCAAATACAGTTCAATCTTAGCCAACAAAGTGATTGGATATTCTGAACCACTTGGTAATTCAGTTAAGTCTGTTACTTTCGGATAGGCTCTGGAAACACCTAACTTAATAAAGAGTTTAATGTCATCATCTGTCATAGTTAAATAAGCAGGGTCAATGACCTCTGTTTCTTCACTCTGTACATTAACACTACTTCTTAAAATTTTAACCAATTCTTCAACAGTCAACAACATAATATACCTCCTTAGTTAAGAGGTGCTAAAAGACCTGCCTTATTCAAAATGTTCTTTACATTGCGAGGAACTTCATAAGTCTTACCTGCTTTGAGGTCATAACGCTCCATAGCAATGCAACACTTGTGGTCAACTCTCATGCGGATTTTCACCTTTCCGTTAGGCTTCTTAGCTTCTGTCTTAGCTTCAACTACGACATCATCTTCCTTAACTTCTGGCTCTTCATCTGCAACTTCAACCTCTGGTGTCTGAACAGTTTCAGCGTTTTCAACACCTGCTTCTGTCTCTGTCACTTCTTCTGTATTTTCTGTTACAACTTCTTCGGTCTTTGCTTCTGCAACTTCAACCTCTGGTGTAACCTGTACTTCTGCTTCTTTGTTTGACTTATTTAATTTTGCCATAATATTTTCCTCCATTATTAAAATAATTAAGGGAGGGAGTGACTTATTCTCCCTCCCTTTTGTGGGTTATAACTTCTTAAAAGACTTAAGCAGTCTCAATAACTACACCGTAGTCATTGTGAAGCAATCCTGTACCCCAGATTGCATACCATGCAAGGCTTCTCTTACGTCTAAAGTCTTCAACACCATTGTCACGAATTTCAACAGGTAAAGACCATGCGATACCATAGTACTGGTCACCGAAGATAACTGCTTGGTAAATATCAACTGCGTTCTGTGCGTCTTCACCTGCACCCTTAACGAGTTCAGCTTTGTACGCAGGGTCAGCAACACCTGCTTTACCATTGCACATAAGAGTAGTCTCAATGAAACGAGTGTCATCAATACGTCCGATTTCACCTGTGAACAACTGCTCTGGTGCACCATAGTTGGAAGCATTAATCCATGCACTGTCATCACGCAAGTCTCTGCTCTGATGAGGGTGAACGAAACAAATCCAGAACTGATTAGCATACTTAGGAGCGTTGTTAGTTGCAAGAACTTCGATAGCGTCCTTGATAGTTGCTACCTTTAACTTGTCATCTGCTGTAATAGCGTCACGACTTGTCTTACCACCACCATACACAATGTTAGTACCAGACAAAGCAACGTCTCTCAATTCACAGTCCATAACTAACGCATAGTCACGACCTAAGAGAGTAGTTGTGGTTGCCATAACATCATCAAAGGAACTCTGAATGAGTAATTCAGAATTAGTAACTGCGTTACCATGTTCCTGTACAGTGATTTGCTTCATAGAACCACTTAATGCCTGTGTGCTCATGTTCTTCATTTCTTCAAGAGCACCACCAAGTTTAAGGTTATCGTATGTGAGCATACTGATTGTCAGACCCGGCTCAACACCTAATTCTGTCTTCTGTGTTGCGAACTGACTAAAACGCATAATAGGCAGTGCCTTAAATTCAATTTCTCTGGAATATACTAAACGTGTTCCATCACTGAATAAAGTACCACCATTGTTTGCACCCTGTTGGGTTGCTACTGTTGTGTCTGCGAAAGCCTTTACTGCAATAGCAGACAGCAAGTTCATTACTTGTGACTTCTTCATCACTGTTACCTCCTTAATTGATTTATTAAGACTCAATTATTTGAGTCCTAACTGCTTTCTTACTTGAGCATATTCTGGACTAGCAACGTCCAAGGAAGCTAAGTATTCAAGGCTGATTTCTTTATCCTGTACACCACTTACACTTGGGTTAGCAGGTGTCTTAGGTGTTCTCTTCTGTGGCTGTTGCTTCTGGTCTTTAATACCGAGAGACTCCTTAATCTTAGCACTTCTGTCAAGTGCTGTCTGAATAGAAGCGTCAATCTCTTCTTTAGTACTACCAAAAACTAACTCTGGAACTAAAATGTCATCTTTCAGTTCTGCCATCTTTTCAGCTTTGTAGGTCTTCACCTCATACTCTGCTTCAAGTTCTGCTCTGACTTCTGCTTCGACTTCCTCTCTGCTGACAGGCTTCTTGGACTCATACTCCTTAACTTTCTTATCAAGGTCTTCCTTGTCTTTCTCAAGGGTCTTGATAGTACCTTTCAGTGTCTTCACTTCTTCGGAGTCTCCACTACCTGCTGTAGAAAGTCTGTCGTTAGCTTCTTTCAACTGCTTCTCAAGGTCAGCAATCTTCAAAAGGTCATTGTTGTGCTGTTCAGTCATGGTGTTTACCTGCCCTTTCAGCTTCTCAATGGTCTTGTACTGCTTTTCCTTTTCCTCTTTTCTTGCTTTTGCGATAAGGTCTTCATAATTGATAGTAGGTGCTTTTGGCTCACTACCACCATCACCACCATTATCATCTGGGTTGCCCTCGTCTGCAAATGCTCTCAAAGAGACTGCTTCAATAATCTTCTTGATAGCTTCGTTACTCATTCCTGCAATAATACCACGATTTTTTCTCATCACATTTACCTCCATACTATTGAATTTGACTTTATATTACCACATAGAAATCCTAAAGTCTAGTGGTCTTTAGAAAATTTCTATGTGGTTAATATCATAATTATGCTTCTGCACCACCATTTTGACCTGTCATTTCTTTTCTAATGGTCTCTTGTGGTGTCTGACCATTCAACATACCACCTGCATTAGTAGATGACATTTGTTGGTTCTGATACCATGTCTGCTGTAACATAGGATTAAATAACTCTGGGTGTTTAGTCCTCTCAACATCAATCTCTGCTAACTTCTTGCTAACATTGTCTTTATTAAGTCTTTCCATAGCACCATGTCTGCACTCAAGTCCGAGAGTCATTTCTTGCTGTATCTTCTGCAATTCAATGAGTTCGTCCTTAGGAAGTGTATCTGGCAACTCAACCTCATTTGATAAGAAGTCTTTCATAGAGATTTCTTCTGGTTTCACAATAAGTCCATGACTCATACCTATGTATAATATCATCTTATTCACCTTTTGTAAACCACTTGCTGTACAGCTACGCTTAATTCTGGTTCTCTCAATGAGTGGCAGGTTCATGTACTGCAATGCAACACCACTTGTATTACTGATTGCACTAGCACCACCTAAAACTGTCTCTGGAATACCTGCAATCTCACACATTGAGGTCTTCACATCTGCAATGTAACTGCTACTTGCCATTAAGTCACCTTGAAGACCAAGGTTCTCTACTTTAGCGTCTTTAGGAAGACCACCCCAAACTTTGTTAGCACCTTTCTCAAGGTTTCCAATCTTAGCACCAAACACTAAAGTGATTGGAGCACTGTGGTAGTCAATGACCTCTGACACATCACTCTTCTTAGTGTTTAACTCAACATTCAGCGGAATAATATCGTCAAGGTCTCCAACACCTCTTGTACGTCCTGCGATTGGAAAATTCTTAATCTGCACGAAAGGAATGAAGCCATAAGGGTTCTCCATTCTATCTACTTCTTTACCACCCTCATAAACGACAATTTCTGTAGCTGTCCAAAATTCTTTGTACACTACAGTAGTCTCTACAGTTCTCTTAAACAGGAGTCCTGTGTCTTGCATTGTTCTAATAGGGTACATGATAAGCAAAGACTCTAACCTGTCTTTATCATGGTTATTAAAGCGTGGGAAGACAAATTGTGTCGGCAATACAGAAAGTCTAATACGTCCATCTGGGTACTCTTCAAATGGGTCATTCAAGTCTTCTGCTTCTTCAAACTGAACTTTCACCCATGCTTCACCTGTGATAGATTTTGTCTGACCAAGTTCTGTAATAAGGATTTCTTTGTTATTGTCTTTCCATACTTGAGCCAAGAAGTCTGCTTGAGTTTTCTCTTTAATCTCAAACTCTTCTGTAATCTCTTCTCCGTCAATCTGACCATCACCATTTGTGTCAAGGTTGATTTCAACTTTAGGGTCATTCACTGTGACACCTACATTATCAAGTTCTGGTGGAGTCTTAATGGTGAACCCTTTACCAAACTCAAAGGACACAAACTTGTTTACAAATGGTCTGCAATAGTTAAAAGTTACCTGTGGAGTATCAAGGTCATCAATACCCTCCCAATGGTAACCCTCATAAAAGTTCCATGCTTCTTTAATTCTCTTAAGGTGTAGCGTCTCTTCATTAGTGAGATTTCCCTCACTGATGAGTTGACCTATGTTAAGAGTATCTTCAAAGCTGTCACTATATCTATGTCTGAAATTCTCTATCATTTCAATCTTTACCTCCTTTTATCGTCTTCTGGCTGTCATTCTGTTTCTACCACGAAAAACAGAACTTCCATTCTTATGAACACTCAACACTTTACTTCTACTCTGTGTTTCTGTGTTATCGACTTGACCAACATCTTTAGTTCCCCACACTGCTAATGCCCAACTGTCTGGGTAGTCATCATGAGCACCTCTCTCATCTGGGTGGGAAACAACAAGGTTACTTCCACTGTAACTCTTTTGCAGGTCTGCTAACTGTTGAGTGAACTTCTTATATTCCTTAGTTTCAACTGTTTCTGGACTTCTAGGAAATCTTGCTCTACCTGTGTTGATTTCTGTTTGTAGGTGCTTATAAATCTCGGACTTACTCTTTGTGCTAAACGTGAATAACCACACTTCATAGTTCACATTAGCTTTAATTCGCTGTCCTAAACTTGACTCTTTCGTTGCGTCAATGACTAATCTGGAAAGCCTAAAATTCTTTAGGTAGTCCATTATGATATGATACTGCTCTTCATAGTCTTCGGCAATCTCTGGTGATATTTCACACCAATCTTTAATGTATGTGTTGTAAGCTAAATAGACAATATCTTCACCTGTTTCTTCATCAATAGTTTTCTCCATTAAGACCGGATTATTCCAATCTACTTCAACGACTGTTACAATAGTACTATCTGCTTCATTTCTATTTTTGCTGTTTCCACCACCTACATCAATACCTGCAACATGGTTTGCTTTGTGGTCTTGCATTACTCTATCTAAGTATTCATCACCACATTCTTTTTCAAGTTTCTCAACATCTACAAACATACCTCTGGAAATAATCCACTCAAGGTTGTAAGACATTCTAAACTCGTCACTCGTCTCACCAAGGCTTCTCTTCTCTCTTTCCACATACTTCGCATATTTAGGGTTATACTTCATTACCACCTTATAGTTGTACTCGAAATGGTTTCTGATACGGATTTTTCCGTCTTCAAACTCTTTCTTATTACGATTGATTGCTTCGTAGAAGTCTCCCTTAAATGTGGTTGCTGTACCAATCTTACAAATTGTAGCATTGTAAGCCGCACCCATAGGGTGAATGGACTTTCTTATCTTGTAGTTGCTTATGTCTTGGCACTCTTCACAGATAATAAACTTAAATGACTCACCCTCGATATTACTGCCATCACTAGCAGAAATAGCTGTACAGAATGAACCATTACTCAACGCTACAGTCTGACCATTAGAGGTAGTGAACTCTAATCTAAAGTCTGGGTCTTGCAACACTGCCTGTGCTTCTTTACACATCATACGACCTCTCATACGATTGTATGTAGTCTGTGCTTGTCTTTGACTTGGTGCAAAAATACCTACCCAAAAGCCATCTTTAAACATCTGCAATCTTGGGTCATCTAGGAACATTGGCATATTTGCTAACTGTGGCAGGATAATCATAAGACCACCTACTGTGATAGCAACTGTCTCTGTCTTACCACTCTGTCTGCTAAACAGTGCAGTAATTTCAGCACCATCATTCTCTAACACACTTCGTATGATACGCTTAGAGAATTGACCTTGATATGGGTACATGACTCTACCAGAATACGCTTCACAAAAGTTGTAAATTCTATTCACTAATTCAGTTGTACTAATTCTTCCTGCGTATGCTTTTTCTACATATCTCTCTGTGAAAAAGTCCATGATAATTGCTACGATAAGTCTTACATTAAATATTACACTTTGTAAAAGGTTCTTCACACTTTCTCACCTCATTTCAAAATAAAAGGGTAAAGACTTGTCTCCAAATCTCTACCCTAGTATATAACATATTTGAAAAAAATGCTAGTCTTTATTTATTTGAGTGTTTTCGATTAGCATAACCTCTGGTAAACATAGGCTTGCTTGATGTAGGACTTCCATAAACTCTGTTTCGGTAGTCATTGATTATTGGGTTATTTTGCTTCCTGCATAAGTGGATAACTCTCTGGCACATTTTAATATCAAACATACCTATGTGGCAGTCATCAGTGTGTATTCTCAACATATCTGCTAACCACCGATATGCTTCTTTTCTGCTCATAAGACCACTCTTCCAAATGGGGTCAAACTGCTTATGTGCTTCCATCTTAAGAGTTCTCAATCTCTCATTAGCAAGTCTGCCTAAAGGAATTTCAGTTCCTTTGTGACACCCTACATAAGAGTTACATTTTGGGTAATTACTACACACCCACACTTTACCCCAATCTTTACTCTTATTGTTGTGGTAGATAAAACTTGCGTCTTTTAAATGCACTTCTGCTCCGCAATATGGACACTTCATTACTTAGTCACCTCACTTGTACCAATATGGTCTGACCAGATACACCTGTCTGGCTCTTTGTCAAAACGCTGTCTCATGTAACGTGGGTGTCTCATTTTACCACTGTCTCTAAAGAGTTCATTGGCTTTTACTTCGACAACAGTTCCGACCATCTTCTCACGATTGCGTGTAAAGTATTCTCTGGTATCATCATCAAAACCTGCACACTCACACACCTCCATTAAATGGAGACCATCACAAGTAGAGTGAATAACACCCCTCTTATTCTTTGGCATAGCTTGGTATTCTTCATCAGTAATGAAAACACCTAACAGCAGATTTCCGACTTGGTTATGGTAGTAGAACTTAGTAACAGGCTCATATCTCTTATCACCATAGAAATTACCCATGACTCTCTTATCTGTTTCTTTCTCTACCCAGAACCCCCACTTGCGTACATCTTTTCCTGTGTACTCTTTGGTAGGCTCATCAAAACCAAGGACAATCATATCTCTGGTCAAGAACTTCTTAATCTTGCTGTACTCCCAACCACGCTTGTGCAGGTATTTACCAGACTTAGGTTTTACGATAAGACCCTCACCACCTAAAGCTACAATGAGTTCATAATAACCTCTTGGAGTCAAGGTCTGGTCTTTGGACTTGTAACAAGCATACAGGTGTGGATAGGTGTCTGCATTGTCCAATAACTCATCAAAGAATTGGTCAATATACATTTCATTTCCAAGTCTCTTCATGACTTCATCATACACATTTGCGTCAATGGTCTTTCCACAGTCAAAGTACTCTACTTCTTTAATATAAGGACTGTTTGCTTCTTCCACTGCTAAACGTAGGTACTCCTTACGTCTTTCAAGTGGCAGTTTTCTAAGGTCAATACCTTTGTAGAAGAGAATATCAAACGCATGGAATGAAATAAACCCTTTCTCAATCTGTCGGTCAACAGCTTTATCCCACAAGCAGTTCAAGGTACTTGATACTTCTTTGAATGGAAGACCATCAATGAACATTTCTCCGTCAAGAATTGTGCCACCTAACTCTGGTTGGTCAAGTTCTCTTAAATGTGGTAAGCTGTCAGTGTTCTCAACATAGAACCCTGTCTTCTTGCTTATTCTTCTACTGAACACTCTACAGAAACCGACTTCATCATTGAACTCTCCGTCTTCATCAACTGTCTTCTGACTTAAGAAATATACAAGTGCTCTTGTGCCATCAAACTTCTCTTCAATGTAATATGCAGGGTCTCTCAACTTTTCGTCCTGCTGTTCTTCGGTCTCTAACTCTTTAGCAGTCATAGGTTCATAACCTCTGATACCTGCCATCTTAAATGCTTCTGGACAATCCCATAACTCACTTGGGAACATTTCATCAATCACTATGTCCTCATCTGTCTGCAAATCAGTACAATGAAATTTATTGTCTGCTCCACTTCTATGAAGTGTCTGTAAATCTAAGGCTGACATATCACTACCTCACTTTCTTTTTCTATATTCTTATTATAACACAAGACAGCAGGTGTGTCATTTAACACCTGCTTCTTGCACACTGAATTATAGGCTGTGGAAATCCTCTTGTATTCAACTTTAAGTTATGCACATAGTGTGGATAACTTTGTGGATAACTATACTTCTCTGGCAGTAAGTCCTTTAATTCTGGAACAAACTTGTCTGATAACTCCTTAAAGGCTTCACTAAGAGACTCAATCATTGGTATGCACACCCTTGCTAAATCTTCAAGGAACTGCTTAAGGACTTCAATCACTCTGTTCACCCAATCTTCTAAAACAGGTATCACACTCACTACATGACACGTCACTTTTACAGAGGTCTTCCATCTGTCTTGTAAATCACTATACTTCATCAATTCCTGTTTCATCTTTTACTTCACCTACTTCTTTCGCTTCAATGGATAACAGCTTCTTCTTAACTGCAAGCAGTTCATCAATCCATCTAATTGTCTGTGCATAGACTCTCTTCTCATTGGAGTCCTTGGCATTAGCAATCTTAAGCATATAGAACGCTTTAACCTGCTCTGGTGTTAAAGAAACAGGTGCTTGCACATCAGAAGTATCTGTGTCCTCATCACGTTCAATTTCATTCTCAATCTCACTCTGTCTCCTTGCATTTCTAAAGGTCACATCTTCTACTTTGAACCCATTTCTAGTTGTGGTCATCTGGCTCATCTTTCTGTTCCTCCTTTACTTCAATGATTGTATCAAGCAGTGCACGAATGTTACCCTCACACGCAGTCTTCATAACACTTATATCAACAAGGTTTCTGTCACCCTTTAAAAATGGCTTCAAGAGTTCAGCACCCTCATCTGACATAATGATATGAGAATACACAATAGGATTAACAACACTAGGGTCTGGATTATAAATACCAATAGGCATGAATTGTGAGTGCTTCATCATCACATCATCAAACCCAAGTTTATAATCAATGCTGTGCATGAGTCCAATACTTGTAAGATACATAACAAGGTCATAACCTCTGTGTGGAAACTCTTGCACATTGGTAAGGTTGGTGTAGTATCTAAACTGACCCTGCTTATCAATCTGCAACACTTGGTTGCTGTACATAGACCTCACACTAACACTAAAGTCTAAAGGCACATAATGGCTTTTTAAGGCTTCCTCGGCTGTGTCAAAGTAATAAGTATGCTTTAATAAGATTTCCTCTAAATCAATGTCTTTCTGGACTTCTGGTGAGGTCTTCAAAGTGTTAGCATTAACACATAAAATCATTTCTAATACCTCCTGTATTATGCAAAATAAGGGTAGTGGTGTTAGCACTACCCCTTACTGCTCTGGTGTGATTATTAGTCTTCGTACTCTGTTCCGCAGTGGCTACAGATATACTTCTTGGTCTTCTTAACATATTTCAGTTCATGACCACAGCACATATTTCTGTCACCTACTTCATAAGGTTCTCCCGGCTCACACTCGTTACCATCATTGTCGATTGTTCTCTTAACAAGTTCCATGTACAGCTTGATTAACTCATTGTCATCATAGTCGTCACCCAAGAGGTCAATCTCTGCTTCGGTAGCATTGTCCTCAATGTAAGACTCAATGTCTTCCTGTGTGAGTTCTTCATCAGAGATAGCAGTTAAAATCTCGTCCATCTTAGCTTCGATTGCTTCTGCTCTCTCTTCGGTCATTTCGGTAGGGTCATTGTAACCATTAGGGTCATACTGCTCAAAGTAAGAGTCAGCTTCGATTTCCTCATCTTCGCTGTCATCATCTGCAACTGCTTCTGCTGTGTCCTCTGCTTCATCATCAGCGTCATCACCTGCTTCATCTTCTTCATCATCAGCGTCTAACTCAATGAGACCTGCTCTCAACGCTTCTGCTAACTTCTGAACAGCGTTCTTCTTGGTAGCCTTAACCTCAACACTTGCAAGTGCTTCAATAATGTCCTCTACAGGAGTCTCTTTAGCAATCTCTTCTGCCTGTTCGTCAAACTCATCTGTGGTAGGCTCATCAGCTTCTTTCTTACCAAGTTTCTTGCTCTTTGCAGGCTTATTACTTTTTGCAGGTGTTTCCTCTGCGTCTTCTTCGGCAGGTTCACTTACCACTGCGTCATCTTTGGTCACTGTCACATCAAGTGCTAAAATACGCTCCATGATTTCATCACGAGTACCTGTGCACTTAACACCAAGGGAAGCCGCTAACTTCTTGAAGTCGTTGTACTTCATGGACTGCAACTGCTCAACGTCAAACTTGCCTACTACTGCTTCTGCACCATCACTCTCAACAGGTGCGTTCATAGCTTCTTCTTTCTGCACCTTTTCTCTCTTTGCAACTGACTTGCTAGGTGCTGTTGCAGGTGCTTCTGCATTTCCTGCGAGTGCAGACTTGATGGTCTCAAGACCTGCGATTGTCATGTCAATTCCTTTGATAATTTCTGCGTTGTTCATCATTTGAACGTCCTCCTTAAATATAGTTATAAAATTGTTCTTGTCGTGACTCTCATCACTGACTTGTACTTAGTTTAACATGGTGTTTCGGACTTGTCAATTTGGTGTTTATCCACATTTAAAAGTTCCTTAACTCTCTGCTTCAAGTAGGTAATCTTTTGCTCTACTTTAATCATTTCAGCATACAACCCATTCACAGCTTTCTGTGCTTCTGCTTTGTCAATGTTGCCCTCAAAAGAGGACTTAATAACAGCGTCTTTTCTAGTCCTCAATTCAAAATAAATACTCTCTAAATGGAGTATAAGGTTATTCATAATGCCGACATTTACTTTCTGCTCTTTGAGTTCTTTCTCAAAGTCCTCAAGTGATAGGTCTATAATCTTCCCTATCATAGTAACTTGTGGCTTCTGAAACTGCTTTTTCTTTCTGCGTCTTCTCACAGGTCTCACCTCCTACAGTGCTCTATTTAAGTATATAAAGGATATTAACACTATAACCCCTGCAATCACTTTGATTATCTCAAAAGATATGAACAGGTGATACAGTATAAACCCTATTATAAATAAAACTGAAATAAGGGTCAACACCGAAATAAGAAGAGTCAACTTATTACATAGCTTTTTCACCATTGGTCTCACCTCCAATCAGTTGATACTTATTTGCTCTTTCTACATAGTGATTAAACAACTTCCAGAATTGTGGGTCGTGCATAACACCTTTACTTCTCACAAAAGAACCACTTGTGTACTGAATGTGGTGACAGAACTCATGAATGGCTGTTTCCATTATTTTATCATAACTCATCAAATCCTCTTCTGTATTTTCATAAGGATAGATGTAAATTTTTGGTCTTGTCTGCTTATCATCATGCACAGGAAAATATCTTCCGTAAAAAGTCTTACTAAATGGTCTTATAAATAAGTCCACTTCATCTACAGGCAAATTCAAGTGTACTAAATCAGAAAGCAGTCGTGTCTTTAATTCCTCTTGGCTCATTCTTTCTGCACCTCCGCAGGAATTATAACACGAACTGCTCTCTTTGTAAAATTTACGCAACATTACCAAGAAGTAAGCTACCTGCAATTCTTTCTAATTCAAGTCTTCTCTCAAGGGTGAAGTCCTGTGCTACTTCTGTAATACCATTGATGAGACCCCATCTGCTGTCTGTGTACTTAGTGTTCATTAAATCAATGACCTTGCGTGAACTCTCTTCGGAAAGATTGGTCTTCTGTCTGATGTAAGCCACAAACTCATTTATATCATCTTCGTACTCACTTGCAGAACTCCAATGATTGTCTCTGTGCTGTGCTCTTCTCACCCACTCTACAGCGTTTTCTGTAAGCACATCAATGTTCTGTAGAGACTTAACAAGTCCGTCATGGAACTCTTCTGCTGTGATACCGATATGCTTCTGCTCAAACAGTGTACCACCTGCTCTTGCAATCACAAGTCCATTTGTACACACTTGCTTGTAGATACCAAACTTCACAGTCAAGATATTTCTACCCACATCACTACTGTCAAGGAATAGTCCTGCGAACAGGTCTTCACCATCAATAGGTAACATTTCTCTGCTGACAAGTCTTACATGAAGTCTCTCTTCATTGAGGAATGACCCCTTAATCTTATACTGACTTAAATCCACTGCGTCATCTACAGCTTGCAGAATTTCATGGCTGTCACATACAGAATACTTATTAGAGAGAATACCTCTCACACCTCCGTTGTATTCTCTAATGAAGAGGTCTTTGTTGAAGTCTTCAAGCCAACTGTTCACGTTGTCTTGTGCAAGGTCAATTCTACCACTCTGAATACACTTATCAAGGTATCTGGCAGGAACACCAATCTTGCTACATAACTGTCCGAGTGCATATCTGGACACTTGGAAGTCTCTGATTTCTTGGTCTTCTGCAATGAATGTAAGACCTGCTGTCTCATTAAAACGGACATTGCTTGTGTTGGCTTTTCTCACCATGTAATCTGTGCTGTTCAGTGCAATGTCATTTGCCTTGATAATTAACTTATCTAAGGTCTTTGGTCTGGTGTCAATCACCTCTTTAATTTCTGGTTGCTGTGGTGCTAATGTGATAATCTCTGCCATTACTGCTCTTCCTCCTTTTTCTTTTCAACAAAGGTACAGTCATAGTCTTCATAGTTATATGGCTGTCCTGTGATTTCTCTAACAGACTTAATTAAGACTGCACTGTTGAAGTTCATATTCAGACCCATTACTAAGTCTTCTGCATAACCTGCACTTAATTCTAAGGGTGCTTTGTCTTTATCCCAATGTGCATATTTGTTGCTGTGGTCGATTGAGGTCACATAAGTTGGCCCTGTGCTTGAAAATACAAGTACATAATAATGATATTTTTTCGCCATGGTTTCTCTCTCCTTTACATTGATTTATTGGTGGCTATTTCATTGATATTAGTATATCAGAACACTAAAAAGAGGTCAAACACACCACTTGTGCTGACCTCTCTTATTTATACTTCTATAAAGGTTCTCTTAAAGACCTTGGTTGTCTTTGTATGCTTGTGGGTAGAGTAGTAATTCTCTGCGTCCATCTGCTTGTCAAAGGAAGCAATAGTGTAAACACCTCTTGGTGTGTCTTCTGTTGCTTCACAGGCTTCTCCTACACAGTAATCTTTGGCATACACTTCACTTCTCAACCCCTCAATATCTAACTCATGAATAGGACTATCTGTGCGTGTCCTCAACTCTTCAATAAGTTGTTCAATAGAAACACTACCCAACTGAAAGTTAAGGTCTCTTACTCTTTCAAGTCTGTGACTCTGACCTGTCACATTATCTGGTCTGTCTTTAATAACACGTCCATCTTCTTCATGAGTCGCAACAAAGTCATCTAAAGGTCTTACAAAACTTCCGTATTCTGGGTGACACACATTAAAATAGTTCACCATGACTGTTTTCTCATCTGTGGCACTTTTGGAAAGTCCTGTTACATAAAAATACTGTCCTTTAAAATGTCGGTATAATCCGACTGTTACTCTAACTTCACTCATTTTAATAATCCTCCACACTATAATAAGCAAACACTGTGCCCTCACACTCTACATAAGTATTTAAGGTGCAAACCCAATTTTCGGTGACTGTAGCACTATAAAAATACATTACATATTCTGGCAGGTCAGTTCCATGGACTATAACACTATACACATTTGCTAGTGTCTCTGGCTGTACTTCTCTATCGTCCATCATTCCATTATAAGCAACTGAAAATTGAGGTGTACCATTACTGCTTGTCTGATATATCACTTCTTCAATGCTGTTTGGAAACTGACTACTATGTAACCTGTTTAAAATCACTTGTGTTACATACTGCTGACTTTGTGCATGGTTTTCATAATACCCTGCTTCTGCTTCAACACACTGTGCGATTAAATAAATCTCTGCTTCCGTAAAATCATACACAGGAATGTCGGTCTCTGCAAGTCTGGCTTCAATCTGGTCATACTCTACAAGCAAGTGTCCATACTCATGTTGCAATTCATTATAACTCTGCTCCCACATTTCTACTATTGCTTCATTGTCTGTTCTCTGCTTATCCACAAGGACTGTCAACTCATCATTTACTTCAAGTAAGTCCATAAAATTCTCATGGCTCTTCATAAAGAATAATATAAACCCTATCAACATGAAAAGTATAACACCTTGATAGACTCTTTCTCTTTTCATGGATTTCCTCCTTAAATTAAAATAGTCTGTACAGCTTTTACACTGTACAGACTTCATTATAGCACATTACTTCTCAATATTCAAAGCGTCCACAAGACTGTCAATTACCACTCTAATGTCACTAGCACCTGTTCCGATTGCACTGTATGTGTTGATAACTTCTACAATTCTCTCGGAGAAGCCTGTGATAAGGTTCTTTCTGTAGTCATCTGTATTGATGATTGCAAAATTGTTGCCAAGCAGGTTGTTGACATACACTTTCTTTACAACACCTCTCTTGATAAGGTCATTCACATTGTCATCACAGGAATAACCCCAACCTCTTGTAAATGTGAAAGAGTTACCATTGGAAGAGTAACAATCATTATCAGAAAGAATAATGAGGTTAGTGTACTGTGTACCACTTCTCTTGATTTCAGCTAATGCTACATCAAGATTTGTGCAACCACCCACATTCTGACGCATAATCTCTCTCATAATGTCCATAGTAGTGGACTTAGTAGAAATATTATGCACCATGGTACATCTGTTTGCAAACACATACACATCTGCAATGCCTTTCTTGAAGCAGATAGCACCTAACATACAAGCAACTTCATAGGCTGTCACTGCTGACATAGAAGAGATATTGTGCTTCATAGAACCACTAAGGTCTACTAAAACTGCACTGTAGCCTACAATGTCCTGTAAGTTGTCAATAGATAAATCTAATGCTTCAACTAAAGCGTCAAGAACTCTTCTCTTACCCATTGAATTAGGTAACTTATCAACCTCTTTGTATGCACTGTAAAATCTGAATGGTAACAGTCTGGACTTCTGTACCTCTTTCTTGTCGGTCAGCTTTGCAACAATACTGTCCACAGCGTTCTTATCACTAAAGAGACCCTGCTTATCAAGTGCTACAAGGTTCTTCACAATAGCCATTACTGTAGAAGTGTCAATACTCTTCACCACGTCTTTCTTTGTGGTCTTAGAGTTCTTGTTATTGACCTTGGCAATCTCACTCTGAACTTGTGCAGTGTCAGCACCCATCTTCACTCTTCCCTCAATAATATCTTTGTAGAAATCTCTTCCTACTCTGGACTTTCTTGGGTCTGGGTGTAACAGCTTGATTGCGTCTGCCATGGACACCTGCTTGCTCTCACCAAGTGCTTTAGATAACTGATACTCATTAAAGGACTCTAACTTGCCCTTTAAGGTCTTTCTCATCTGCATTGGAAGAGGTGTTTCTCTGTGCTTATTCTTGCCCCTGCCTTTGGCTGTGAAGCCATACACATTCATCTGTGTAGCAAGAATATCAAGAATATCTTTGCCACGTCTGATAATGTAGTAAGCATAGGACTGTAACTTGTTCTTACCTGTCTTCTCATCTACGAACTCTTCACCTTTAAATCGGTCATCATTCATACAGGCTGTTAAAACTGCAAGTGGGTACTGTATCATGTTGTACTCACGACCAAGCTGTGCGATTTTGAGTACATACTCAATATCATCATCATGCACCTGCTCAATGGTCTTGCACAACTTCTCATAGTCACCTTCTGCTGTTCTCTTCTCATAGTGAGTACTCTCACCAAACAGAGAACCTAACACTCGGCTAAATAACTGCTCAAGTGCGTCAAGTTTGTGCACAGTAGTACCATGGTGATTAACAGTAGTCTTTCTGTCCTTGGTAACACTTCTCTGTGCTGTTTTCTTTGTGTTGTTCATTGTTGCCATGATTTTTACCTCCATATTTTCTATGATTACTATGTATAAATAAAAAAGGTCAACACTCAATGTGTCAACCCAATTATTTCTATCTTCAAAGTAGCAGGAAGAAAAGCGTTATTGTTGTGTATCTGTTTTTGACAGTTCCGTAGACTGTTGCCTTACCATTTGGCTATCTGTCCTATTGGTGGACGGAGTTGGAGTCGAACCAACATAAATGATGTAAACAATAACTACACAATCCTACTACTTTAATTACAGCTTAATTGGGAGAAAAACGATAAAGTCATAAAGGCTCATACAATGAGATTTGAACTCATGTTAATTCCGTAAAAGGGAATTGTCTTAACCGCTTGACAATATATGATGTAGACTTATATCTACACAACCCAATATTATTTTCGTCAGCTTACAGAGAAAAGTGGTAAAGAGATTGACTTATCACAACAGGACTCGAACCTGCAACACTTTGTTTAACGGACAAATGCTCGACCATTGAGCTATATGATGTAATCTTTACCTACACAACTGTAAGCACTTTGTTTTTCAACTGTGGTTATCATATCACACTTCTTAAAAGCTGTCAAATAAACCACTGTAATCGGAATGACAGGATTTGAACCTGCGACTTCTAGTTCCCAAAACTAGCGTGCTACCGAACTGCACTACATTCCGAAAACTGCCCTTGCTAGATTTGAACTAGCGAATACATGAGTCAAAGTCATGTGCCTTACCACTTGGCGAAAGGGCAAAAACTGACTCACAGCACTACCAATGGTACTTCTTAGTTGCCATCAATAGGAACTGTTCATCAGTAAGGGGTAATACAGGACTCGAACCTGTAACTTATGCACATAGTTAATGAGTACTCTCATTGCTTTGCCTGTTAAGCTAATTACCCAGAGTGTTGGGTGACCACCTCGTTCTGTGGGGAAGTCACCCTCAAGAGTGTTCAACAAGAACAACTTTTTACACCATCAGAGGTGTTTAAATCACTGTGGTAGGAAAGTCCGTCTATTATACTTCGTTCACATTCTGTTGGATAGTCCAGAATGATTTCGGCAACTACCTCCCTGTTCGCTATTCGTACATATCTGTGCAGACTATCTACACTTTACCCTTTTGCTGACCAACAGGTTCATGATTTAGCTGAACAGGTGAGGATTGAACTCACTTTGCACCTCATCTTGCAAGAAACAAGGCTTCTCCAACTAGACTGTTCAATATTAACTCATGCAAGTGTAGTTTCTGTTCTTCCATTGCCGACATTGGTTTCTGCACAACCTCACATAAGTTAAAACGGAGTGTAAAGGACTTGAACCTTTGCGTCATTTCTGACCTATCTGATTAGCAATCAGACCTCTTCACCAACTTGAGTAACACTCCATGTGAGTAGGTGATTGTATAGTCTCTCATAAAAGGACAGTCATCTTTTCCTACTCATTCTCCACCTTGTTATAGACGTGGTGGACACCCTGTCTTTCAATGCTGTTCGTTCAGAACAGTTTGAATTGTATCACAGCTTTTCTTAGTTGTCAAGAAAGCCACTTTCATCACATATCTCTAAAATGGAATTGTTCATCTTCCTCCATGTCTTCATAAAGAAGTTCGCAACCATTTCTTCATTATCTGGTGTCAAGTCAAGACCTGCTTCATTAGCATAAGCGTGGAAAATTTCGTGGACAACAACTTCCTGTGTTCTCACTCTCAATTCTTCTTCTGTACAATCGTCCTGCTCTGTACTCACTAAAATCTTCTTGGAATAGCTTCGGCACTCACCCATGTTCTCTTCACTTATTCCAATCTCTACTTTATCACCTAACAACACTTCATAAGGTGTTCCCATTATCTCATGAGTCATTTTAATCATACTATGTAACCTCCAAACACTCTCACTAATACAACAAACACAAAGAACACTACAACACCTACTAACAGGTCACTCACTTTGTCCTTTTGTGGCTTCTGCTCTGTACTTCTCATAAATGCTACAATGAACACCAATGCAAGCAACACTGCAACGACATAAAACAAAATCTTTAGTCCTAACACTTCACTTACCTCTCTTTCTTTCAATGTGCTGTCATTATATCACTAAAACACTTCATGGTCAAACACCCACGTTCTGTAATTACAGACCTAATTAGTTCTGTAACTATATAATTATATATTTATATTAAATAACTAATAAAAGATTATATTCGTTATCTACGTCCACACTCCGCTTCGCTTCGTGGTTCGCTACGCTCACTCCACTCTCACTAAAATGGACTATATTCTTGCAAGTACGCAAATTCTCCATGGTGTTTTAGTGCTAATTCGTTATATAATTTAACAGCTTCTTCCTCTGAATACACAACTTTCTCAACACGATTTCCTTTAGGTGTTCTAACACGAACCTGCCATCTGCTCTCGTCTAATTGTCTTATATTCTTATATTTCTGCTTGCTTGTAGACTTCTTACCAACATTGTATTGGTTGAAACGATTATCACTCACCCTCAAGTTACTTTTTAGGTTATTTAGTCCATCATGGTCTCTATGGTCAACATATACTTTAGGGTCTGTGACTCCCATAATCTCTCTGTGCATATAAATGGTCTTTTGTGTTCCATTTTTATGCTCGACTCTAATTGCATATTGCCATTTTTCTGACTTGAACAAACACCATGAATACTGACTCAATCTTTCATAGTCCTCTTCGTCAACTCTCACATATTCACCACTGAATAGTTTTATGACTCGTCCTGTTTTCTTTAACTTCATTATAACACCTCCTGTCATACCCCACCTATATAATATCATATCCACATTTCTACGTCAACAATTTTTCCTGTAATTTTTCAAAATCGACTCAATCCATACCTCAAAATATTATCCAATAGTGTGACACTAGGTGCAGGTGTGTGGTGTTGGAGACCAAATAAAGGGTGGGGTCTTTCTGGTGGAAAACTTCAAAAAATTTTCAAAGTCTCACGAAAATTTCACAAAACAATCAAAACACAATGAAACAATTCTTTTCTATGTGAAACTATGTGTTTCTGGTGTCTGGTGGTGTGGTGGGTATAGGGGTGGGATAAAATTTTTCAATTCTATTCTACTATATATATATTATGTATATAAATACATTTTATGCACAATTTATGCACATTTTCTGGTGTTTATACACTATATAATGTATATTATACACTGTATATAGGACTAAAATATTGCCAATTTTTATGTCGAAAATCACTATAGGGGCAGTCCTCATTATTTCACCTCATTTATCTTATATAGAGCCTTTCCATACCCTCTTCTGGCAGTGGTCTTTAAAATCACTCTGGACTCCAAAATTTCACTTACCTCATTTTGGTCTTTTAGACACAAAAAAGAACACACCATTTCTGGTGTGCTCTCTGGTATATGGATAGTCACACTACTCAATATGCCTTTTGTCACATTCCTCACTTAAATCTGTCAAACCATCAATAAGGTCATACAGCATTTCAAGTGGAAGATACACTGTTTTGCCTTTTAAGTAACCTGTGTAGAACTCTGACTCTTGATACATCTGCACCCAAACGTGTGGAAGTGCTTCATCATCATCAAACCTCTTCACTGATAACTCTAAATACTGCTTCACGACCTTTGTTGGGTCTTTGTGACTTGGTGTTTCTTTCACCAACATTCTAATTGGCTCAAACATAGGTCTGTACTCATCTGGTGGCAGTTTGTTCTCCTGCTTCTTTTTAGGTTCTGGTTGTCTTGGCAGTTCTTGCTTGAGTTCCTTTTTGATAACTGGTTTCAGTTTCATAAGTCACTACTCCTTTCACTTTATTATTTTGTAGGTAGAGTTTAAATACTCTATAATACACCCCACTTTCGTGAGTGAGGTGCACTAACAGCACTTAAATCCTACTTCATAATCATGTCGGTCAGCATAGAGAACATCAACTTATGCTCCACTTCTTCTAAACTCATCTTGCCATCTTCTGTGACCTCTTTTATGAACTCTTCTTCACTTACTTCAAGAAGACCTCTAAGAGCACCAATGTCTCGGATAAAGTCTTTGACTAAATCCATGTACAACAGGATATGTACTTTCTCTGCCTTAGTTGCTGTTCTGGTGCGTCTCATCATTTCCTCAAGTGCAGTCTCATTGTGTATTTCAATGAACTTGTTAACACCTTTGTAAATCTGTTCTAACGCTTTTTTTCCTTGTTACTAATCATTGTGTTCTGCATATTCAACACTCCTTATTATTTTATTT